TGTTTATCCTGATGGGAGAAGGTAATGGCTAGACAACCTTTAAGACCTGCCCAAATAGAATATAACTCTATAGATGAGAATTTATTTCGTGAACAAGTAACTAATTTTATGAATGAAATTAGTACAAAAGTAGATGAAGTAGAAAAAGTAAATACAACAACAAGTGCTAAAAGTGTGAGAAGAATGCAACTTTTATTGCTTGGTGCACCAAAATGGACAAATTAAATGGCAGATACATTTAAAGTATTAGCACAATTAAAACCTTCTTCGGCAACAGCTACAACATTGTATACAGTTCCAAGAAGAGAGGGAACAGGTGTTAACTCACAGTTTCCTGCACAAACAACAATAAGTTCTTTAGTAGTATGTAATCAAGACAGCAGTACAGCAGATACATTTAGAGTTAGAATAAAAGTTAAGAATGCTGGTGACGACAACAAACAATTTATATATTATGATAAAAATGTAAATGCAAAAGATACATTAGCTGTAGTCATTGGCATTACACTAAGTGAGTCTGATGTTATTGAAGTATATGCAACGAATGGAACATTAAGTTTTAACTTATTTGGAGTAGAGACAACATAATGAATAATAAATTACCTTATAAAAACATGGCAGATGAAGTAGCGAGTAGGGGTCGTTACGGAGATACAACACTTATCCATGTAAACCCAATTGAGGTTGAAGGATTAGCAAGTCTCGTACCATTAACAATAAACCCTGATACAGGGTATCCTGAAGCATTTTTACCTTTATTAGCACCTTTTTTAGGTACAGCATTAGGTACAGCTATAGGAACAGGAGCAGGTCTTACAGGTTTAGGATTAACAGCTGCAGGTGCAGGTGGATCAGCTCTAGCAACAACAGCGGCAACAGGTAGTGTAGAAGAAGGTTTGATGGCAGGTCTTACAGGATTTGGTTTAGGACAAGCACTTCAAGGAGCTTCAGGTTTAACAGGAGCAACTGATGCTGTTAATCAAATAGCAAAAGCACCTGTAAGTAGTGCTGATGTAGGAAAAGCATTAGCAGATCAAGGTTCTTCTCTTGGAGAAGCAACAAAAGCATTGAATTCAGTAGGTTCTAATTTACCATTTCCACCAAAAGTATTACCTCAAAGCGTAAGTTCTTTAACAGATGTTGCTCAACAAGGTTTTCAACGAGGAGCTTCTCAACCTTTAAAAGCTCTTGGACAAGAAGGTGGTTTAAAAGCATTCGGAACTGAAGCATTAAAAATGAAAAATCTAGTGCCAATTGCATCAGGTTTAGGTGGAATTACTGTTAGTGAAGATATTAGAAGGTCTGACGCAAACATACAGCGTATGAAAGACAAAAAAGAAAGAGAAGGAAAAGAAGCTATTGCGAACTATATAGAGAATAGACCTGGCATGACAAAAGCACCTTTTAGTTCTCGCTTTGTACCAGGAATGCAACCACAAGGAACAGCTATGAAAAACCCTTATGCAAATAGATATGCATTAGGTGGTAAAGTAAGAAGATTTAAAGGAGCAGGAGATATACAGATTCCACCAGGATATGTAATACCAACACCTGGTCTTCCTGTTATTCCTCCTGTAGAGCCTACACCTGATCCTACTCCTGTGATGCCTGACATTAGTAATTTTTCTATGGGTTACGATCCTAGCTCTATTGATATGGCAACAGGATTAAAAAAGACTCCTGAACAAATGCGAGGAATGGTTAGAGGTAGAGGATTAACTCCTGTTCCTTATAATTATATGGCAGGATTTATGCCTGAATATCAATATGTTTCTAACATCCAACCAACATCTACAAGTATAGGTGCTACAGGTACAGGTACAGGAACAGGTAATATATCAATAGGTGGAAGTGGTTCTATGGGAATACCTAATGTAACAGTTGGTGGTACAAATGTTTATAAAGGTTCTTATGATCCTGATTTATTTGCAGGTGGTACTCCTTACAATGAATATCTTTTAGGTAATGTAGAAAAAGGTATACCTGATTATTTAAGTTCTTATATGCAGAACACTCCTTATTACCAATATCAAGATCAAGTTTTAAATGATATATATGGTGGTGGAGGATATGGAACTCCTGGCTTTATGGGAACAGGATTTTATCTAAATAATCCAATGCCTATGCCTACACCTACACCTGATCCTGTTAATCCATTACAATCACAAGTAGATTCTCTTAATAAAAGAATAGAAGATTTACTTGCTCAAATAGAAGGTAAAGATGAAACAATAGCTGAAGAATTAGCTACAGATCAAGCATCAAGATTTGGTCAAATTACACCTGATCCTAAATCAGATTTAATTGTGCAAGAAGGTGATCTTGCAGGTAAATTAAATATTGATAGTGACATATTTGATTATTTAGATATAAGTCCTGAAGATAAAGCAGGAATACAAGAGTACAATTATATACCAGGTTATGAAAATTATATGGGCACTTTTGAAGGAGATAATTTAACAGAACAAATTAATAGTTATATAAATCAAGAAACAGCAAATTTAGGTGGTTTAAATACTCTAGTTAGTGCAGATGATACATATATACCTCAAAATACATTTGATCCAAATCTTGGTGCTGTAATAAATGAAATAAAACAAGAAGATGGTTCATATAAAGAATGGGCTGTTATACCTAATAAAGGTTATGTTGAAGTTGGATCATTTACAGTTGATGCAGATGGCAACAAAACATATGCAGATAAAAAATACGCAAGTGGTGGTCAGATATTAAATTCACTTAAAACTTTAGAAAATTATGCACAACCATTACCAATGAGTTTGATGGCTATGAATAATATATCTTCAGGGAATACTTATGCTGAAGGTGGTTTAGCTGAAACAGAAGAGGTAGATCAAGTTGAAGCTCTTATGCAAAATCCTGTAATACAAGAGAAAATGTCTGAAGGTGACAGAGATTTACTAAGATCAGCTTCTTTAGTGATATTAGGGCGTATTGAAGATGATGGCTCTATTATTGAAAGATTTGTAGAAATGTTTGGGAGTGAGGCTTTAGACAGATTAAAATCAGAACTATTACCTAATATGCAACAACAAGGTCTAATTGAAGGCGAAGGTGGTGGAATGGATGATATGGTTGATGGAGTTATTGGCGATCAAGAAAAAGTTGCTGTAAGTCCTGGCGAATACATTGTTCCTGCTGATGTTGTAGGTGATTTAGGAGATGGTAACAACGAACAGGGAGCAAGGATTATGGATGATTTTTTATCAAGAGTAAGACAAGAAAAACACGGAACAGATAAACAACCTGACCCAATTAACTTAGATAATGTAATGCCGTCATAATGAAAGAAAAAACAGATATAGTAAAAACCTTAGTTAAGCCTGAAGATATACCTCATATTTGGGTATTTGCAGAAAAACTTTTAAAGAAAAGTGCTAAGAGAAGTGAAGGAAGAACAAATACAAACGATTTGTTTGAAGAATGTATGGCAGGAACTAGTAGTTTATGGATAGTTTATGAACAAGAAAAGTTTCCTGAATTACTAGGATGTGGTATAACTCAAATAAATCACTATCCAACAGGTTTAAAGATGTTAAACATCGATCATGTAGCAGGAGTTCATCAAGAAAAATGGACTAAAGGTGCATTAGATGTTTTAGAAAGATTTGCAAAAGATGTTAATTGTGATGGCATAGAGTCTTTAGGTAGACCTGGCTTTTGGAGTTGGATTAAAAACGATAATTGGTCTAGAATGGCAGTAGCTTATCAAAAAAGGTTTGACAATGAGAAATAGTATTAGAAGATTTAAAGGTGGTTCTTCAGGTCCGACAGAGACCACAGTAACTAATCAGAATATTCCTGATTGGTTAAAACCTCAAATGACAGCTTTATTAGCTCGATCTGAATTTGAAAGCAATCAACCTTATCTTCCATACTCGCAACAAAGACTAGCAGGTTTTTCTCCTGCTGAAAGAATGGCTCAACAAGGCATAGGCTCTATGGCTATGTTTGGTGATCCTATGGCTACTAGAGAAGCTCAAAGAAGAGTTTCACAAGCACCTAATGTTATGACTAGTGGTATAGCACAGGCTTATATGTCTCCTTATTTTTCACAAGCACTTGATCCTTTAAAAGATGAAACAAGAAGACAGTCTGCTATATCAGCTCGTGATATAAGAGATCAAGCTGCAGGTGCAGGTGGTTTAGGTGGTTACAGAGAAGCTATCATGCAATCTGAAAGACAAAGAGATTTAAATAGACAGTTATCTGATATTGAAAAAGTAGGAAGACAAGATGCATTCTTAGATGCTTCAAGAAGGTTTGAAGCTGATAGAGATTCACAATTACAAAGAGCAGATAGACTTTCAGCTTTAGGTAGTCAGCAACAAGCTATGGGTCTAGAAAGACTTAAAGAACTACAAAGAATTGGTGAACAACAAAGATCATTACAACAAGCTAGTCTTGACATGGGATATCAAGACTTCTTACGACAACAAGGTTACCCACAACAACAACTTGGTTTCTATGAGAATATTCTTAAAGGAACTTACTCAAGACCTAACGAAACAGTTAGTACATTTGGTAGAAATCCTAATTTATTTAGTAGTATTTTAGGAGGAGGCATTCAAGCCGCAGGTTTATTAAACATGGCAGGTGGTGGTAAAGTAAGAGGTGGTTTAACATCTTTAGGTATTGCAAACGCTATGAGAGGATCAAATGCTAGGTAAAAATATAATTGAACTTCAGAAAGAATTAAGCTATATGCCTATGGATAGATTAGTTAGTTTAGTAGATGACCCTAATTCAATTTATGGTTCTTTACCTCTTATAGAAATACAAAACAGAAAACAATTACAAGAAGGTTCTAAACCTTCTGAAAGAATAACAACAGTAGCTGATGATATAATCTCTTCAGTTGCATCCCCTACTAGTATGGATACATCCTCCCCTACCTCTCTTAACCCTGCTAGTGGGGGAATCGCACAACTACCTATGAGACAAATGGCAGAAGGTGGATCAGTTTATAGCAATCCTTATTTCGGTAACGCAGACCCTGAAGAAGTAAGAAAATTACAGGAAAGAATGCCAGGGTTATCTACAGAAGATGCTGTTGCTATGGTATTAGGAATAGATACTGCTGATATAACTACAGGTTATGATAATGGTGGTTTAGCTACTTTAAAAGGTGAAGCAACTCTATCACCATTAGAACAATTAAGAGAAATGTATGGTTATCAATCAGATGAAGAATTTGATAAACAAAAAAGAATGTTAATGTTAATGCAATTAGGTGCTAACATTGCAAAAGCAGAAGACTTTAGTGATATCATAGAAGGAAATCAAGATATCTTTACAACAAGAATGGCATTAGAAGAGAAAAGAAGAGAAGAAGATATGGGTCTTGCAACACTATCTTCTAAATTAGATGAATTTGATACATCAGATGTAAGCAATATTGCAACAGCTCTTGAAAAAGCAAGAGCTGATGGACATGATCAGGATCAAATAGGAACTAAAACTAGAGATAGTTATGAAACACTTTTAAAGTATTATGAATATCTTTTAAGTCAAGCACCACAAGAAAAAGGAATAGGTTCATTAAATACAGTAAAAGCCGATCTTTCACCAATAGTTGCACCAGCAGGTGTTTAGGAGGTAAGTAAATGCCTCAATATAGAAGGTTACCAAATGGACAAATACTAGAGCTTCCTGATAACTTAACTCAAGAACAAATAGAAATTGTTAATGAAAGATACTTTACAGCACCTCAAAGAGGTATAGAAAGTTTACCAACTGAAGAAGATCAAGACACTTCTATTTTAGGTCAAATAGTAGAAACAGGTAAAGCAGTACCAAGAGGTTTTACATCAAGTTTAATCTCTTCAGGAGAAGGTATTGTATCTTTATTTGACAAAGGCAATGACAGTGAGACTTTAAAAAAGATTAGAAATGCAAGAAAGTATATTAATGAAGAATCTTTCTTAGCCGCAGATGATGCTTATAAAGATAAGTTTTTAACTAAGTTTGGTGAAGGTCTTGGTAGTTTTGCCACATTCGCTACACCTGGCGTAGCTTTAAAAGTTGCAGGAGCAGCAGGTAAAACAATAGGAACAGGAAGTAAGATTGCCGCAACAGCAACAGGTTTTGGTCTTGCAGGTACAGCAGGTGTATCTCAACAAGCTGATCAGATGGAAACATCTAAAGCAAAAGGTATAGATATATCTACAGGTAAAGAAGTTGCTTCTGAATTAGCAGGTCTTGGAATTGGTTTTACTGAAATGCTTCCTATATTTGGTCTTCTTAGCAGAATTCCTGGTGGTCAGGTTGCTTCAGATGTAGCTGAAAAACATATGGGAAAACTTCTTAATAAAGTTAGAACTCAAGGTGGTAAAGCAGGAAAAGAAGTTGTTAAAGAAGCAGGAAAAAAAGGAGTAGCTAGTACAGTAAAAAGAGCAAGTAGAACAGCAGGAGAAGAAGCTATTCAAGAAACTGTTGCAGGGTTAGCTCAAGAATTAGCAGGTAAAGGAATATATGATTCAAGTATACAAGTAGGTGGCAGTGCTTGGGATGACTTTACAGTAGGTGGTGCTGTTGGTTTTGCTTCTGATTTACTTATTAACGCAATAATTCCTGGCAAACAAAAGAACAAAGTATCAGCATATAACAACGAACAAAAACATGAAGAAGAAACAGAAAGGGTTAATAAGTCTAATAATCCAAATGCAACTGAAGTAGAATACGATGTAGTAGAAGTTGGAGGAAAGTCAGTAAATGAACCTTTAGGTTATCAAGTTGTTGAAAAAAATAGTGGTGTAGTTGTTAGCCCTAGATATAAAAGACCTGATGAAGCAATTAATCAAAAAACAATATTAGACAATCAAAAGAATGAAGCTAGTTTACTTCTTACAACCGAAAGTAACGCAAACGATCAAGGTAGATCAGGAGATGCTCAAGGAAAAGTAGCTATTATTCAAGCTAATTCTGATAACGCTAATAAAGTATCAAGGTCAGAGGCTCAAACTATTATTGTTCCTCAAGGAGCAACCGAGAAAAAAAGTATTAATGATCAATGGCAAAGTCATATTAATAAAAAAATAAAAGGTAAATCTAAAAAAGCTCAAAATAAAAGACAAAAATATATTTATGGAAATAGTTTCACACCTGCTGAATTACTTGCTGATAAAATTATAACTAAAAAACAATATAACGAAACTATGCAGAACAAAATAGATGCCATGAATATTAAAAAACCTAGTGCTTCTACTAGCGATTTAAATAAAACTTTAAAATCTAAAAACATAGATGAAAAAATAGGTTCAGGCTCTACAGGATCAACTAACTTTCATAGCTATTTAAAAGCTCTAACAGGTAAAGATAGATGGACTAAGTTAAATGATACTGAAAAAAAATATGTAAACGCTAGAATAAAACAACTTCCTAAAGCTAACAAAAAAAGAAAGATGATTGATACAACAGCTAGTAAATATTCTCTAGAGAATATTAATACTGTGATTGAAACTCAAGATAATAACTATAATGAAACAGGTGAAAATCAAGCATACACAATTGAAGAGATACAAAAGATTGCCTCAACTCCTAATAAAATAAATAAAGATGCTACTAATCAAATGGTAGAAAGACTTGTAGATAGTGGAAGACTTACTAAAATTAATTCAGGTAAAGATAAAGGTAAGTATAAATTCTTTAAAGACAGAGGCAAAGCTAATGCTATAGAGAATGAAACACAATTCCAAAAACAAAACCTTATGGACAGTGAAGCCTTCTTTGAAACACAGGCAGAGTTTAAAGCTAGATTATCAACTAAAAGAGATAAAGATGGTAATGCATTATTAACTCCTACTGAAATAAATCAAATTGCAAAAAATAATTCTCAAAAGAAAGTACAAGATTTAGGTTTGGGAAATATATTAGCAGATGAAGAACTTCTTGATTTTGATGGTGTAGTACAAGATAAAGAAGGAAGATATCGAAAAACAACAATACAAAAATCTACTACAGATGGTCTCAGCAAAAGAGAAAGATTAAGTAGAGCAGGTCTATCAGCAGAAGAAGGCTCTACAGTTAGAAAAGAAAAAAATAAAGCGAGACTTAAATCTTTAATAGAAAAAGAATTAAAGAAAAAAGGTTTAGATAAATTAGGCATTAGTGCAGCTGTTGGTAAAATTTTTGCTAAAAAAGATAAAACAGGTTTTTTTGATGTAAGTGAAGGAGCAGGTGTGTATATTCCTTCTTTAGGTCAGGTTGTTTTAAACTATGATACTTTTCTTGATATACTACCACAGAATTTAGACTCATTAAGTGACAAACAAATCCTCTCAAGAAAATTAATTCTTAAAGATAAAGACAATCAAAAAACTTTTGACACTACAATTGGTGGAACTATTAATCACGAGAGTATTCATGCCTTAAAAGATTTAAATTTATTTACTCAAAAAGAATGGGTTGTTCTTAGCAATTATGTAAAAAATACAAAAGACCCTAGATATAAAGGTCAAACTATTGAGATTGAAAATAACAAAGGTCGTAGATTGTCAATAGAAAATCCAACTTATCTTGAAGTACAGCTACAACAAAACAAAAATTTGGATGCTGATGGCGTGATTGAAGAGGCAATAGCAGAAGCATTTGGTGTATACACAAGAAACCCAAATAAATTTAGTGGTATGCCTAGAAATCTTTTCCAAAGAATATTAGACACCCTTACATCTTTCTTCACTGCTTTTGATTCATCAGGTCTTACAGCTAATGAAATATTTAGTTCAATACAAGAAGGTGATCTTACTAGTTCTGAAAGATTATCTGATGCAACTATGGATACAAGACCAACAGAACTTACTGAAGAAGAAGAAATAAAGTATCAAAGATTTACACCAGCAGAAAGACAATTTATAGAAAAATTGGTTACGCTAAATGATTTAGTAGATGGTGCACCAAATGGTGCTGTAAGATTGGAATCTATGGATGCAATAATAGATGCAATTCAAGAACAAGCTGATAGACCTAGAGTTAGAATGACTATACTTCCTCGTAATGTTAGGGAAATAGTCAGTAGTTATTCAGGTTATATAAGATTTAATACTGATAATTCTATAAGAAAAAGAAGACAAAACAGATTTGGTAATGAGGTTAAGTATCAAAGAATTAATGCCGAAACACAACCTTTGCTAGATGTAGGATTGCCATACAGTGAAATAGGATATCAATTAGATGAGTGGTTTAAAGCTAATGGATCAGAGGCAGAGAACGCATCAATAGTAAAAGTAAATAATCTATTAAAGAAAACACCTACAAGAGAAACATTAAAACTAGATAAGACATATCTTAATGACGAGGGTAAAGAAAAGACAGCATTTAAAAATTTTGCAGAACTAAAACAATCAGTACAAGAAATTTTAGACGAAGGTAATTTTGATCCTAATTGGTATTTAAAGGTTGGGCAAGAAGCCGAAGCAATAGTAGGTAAAGATAACATGGTAGAGTTTTCTGTGTTATGGGCAATAACATCAGCTTCAACAGACCCTGAATTAAATTTTCAAAATACTTTAGAAGTAATGTCTTTGGCTAGAGGTATCGATCCCAAAACAGGAAACAAAAAACATAAGGATGTTTATTTAGACCCTAAAGGTTTTAAAAGAAGAGTAAAAGCATTGAAGATGCCAACAGGTTCTAAATACACAATAGATGAAATAGGTCAGTTTTATGAAGATGCTAATTGGACAACTAAGACAGATACTTCAATTAAAACACCTATCTATGGATTAACAACATTGATGGTTAAAGATGGTGAGTATATGCCATTTATGGTAGCCGATAGATGGATGTATAGAACGATGGGTTTTACAGATGCTATAACAAAAAGAGCACCTAAAAGATCAGAGATACATTATGCTCAATATATGGTTAAAAAATTAGGTAGTGAACAATATACATACAACAATGGTAAAAATACTAGAAGTCTAAGACCTGATGAAATTCAAGCAGCATTGTGGTTTTCAATAAGAAATAATTCTGGCAACAAGCAGAAAACACCAGGAACTATACCTTCTATTTTAGAAAAATCTAAAAAAACTATAGATTCTATTTCTTTTGCAAAAGAAAAAAACTATTGGAGTGATGTAGGTAGTTTTATTAATAAAGATAATCTTGATCTTAACCCTTACGAAAGAATTACTTATGTAGGTGCAGGTAAATTTGGAACTTTACAAATGCCTAGAATGAAAAAGCAAGAACAAGAAAGAGCATCAAAATTATTTATAGAAGTTAATCCTGGTAATGAAAGAGGTTATGGAAAATTAACAGACGAAAGTGGTAACTCAGTTGAACTTACTTATGAACAAGTAGATAGATTAACTGAAGAAGTTATGGACTCAATAACTGATGAAAATGGCAAAATTAATTTACTTAAAAAATTAGGCATTCCTCATCAGGTAACTAAAACTCATGGTGCATATGAAGGTGGTGTAAGCCCTAGTTATGTTATTGATATATTAGGTCAAAGAATTAATAACACTTTGCTTTCTGATATAGCTAAAACATTAGGTGATGCATTAATGCAAGATGCTGTTGTAACAACTCAGACTAATCCTGATGGAAAAAGACCTGCTTCTCTTCTGTCAAAAAAAGTTAATGAAGGGCAAGAGTCAGCTTTTACAAATGAAGAAATAACATTAATCAACGATGCTATAAATTCTGAAGGTGGCATATCTAATTACTATAATCCTAATCAAAGATTTCCATTAGGATTTACAGCGAAATATATAAACGATTCAATATTAATAATTGATGAGCAGTATAATAAATTTGATGACGGAGATTTTTCTGAAGAAAGTGAAGATACTAGAGTTAGAAGATTTGAAGAATTTCAAAGATATATTCAAGAAAGATTGTCAAACATTGACGGATTACCTGAAATTGAATATAGTACAGCTTATACCGATGGGAATTATATAAATGACTATACAGAAGCGACTTCAGGAATTAGGTTACAAACAGACACCGAAGGATCATCCGATATACAAAACGCCGCAGTCAGTGACCTTTACATCCCAGCGTGGAGATCGTTCACCAACTTCATCCAAAACGAAGGACTAACCACAGAAAATAATGTAGCACCTTACGAGAATGCAAAAACAACTGCATTAACTAAAGCTATCTCACCTAATGAAGTTAAGTATCAAAGAGCTAGAGCTATATTACAAGAGGCTAACGACAATTCTAAACCTAATACCACACCAAGATTTAATTTAAAAACTACCTCTCCATTAGCACAGACTACAGTTTTAGAGCATATAGAGAACGAAGATAAAGTAGGTATAAATCCTCTTGATGATGAAATTAAATTTCAAAGAACAAAGAAAGCAGAAACTATTCTTGGTGATGATTTAAATGTTAAAACTGAAAACATACCATTTGGTCAAAGGGCAATTGAACAGTTAAGTAGTTTTGGAAGAAGTTTTAGATTTATTGTACTAGATAAACTTGAGGCTATTGAAAGATCAAGTGCAAACTTTGCAGACAAAGCAGGACAAACTTTACTAGCTAGTACGAGTGCTATTGGTGCTGCTAGATTAGGAGAAAGAGTTAAAGGTATCATTCAAGAAACATTAACTCAAGGTGGAGTGCCTTATTATGATTCAGCTTCTGTATTTGAAGGTGGTACTCAAAGAATAAATAAAACTTTTGTAGATAGAAATGGAAAAACACAGAGTGTTCATTTATTAAAAGCGATTGCTAATAATGTAGATGCTGAAGGTAATAGTTTAGAAAGTCAATTTCAAGAGTATGCAATATACAGAAGAATGAAAGCATTAACTAGCGATGAAAGAAAGAATAGTGAATTTGCTAAAAAATTAAAAGAAGAAAACAATGCTCTGTATAAAAAAATAGTAAATGATAAACAAAATCTTTTTGAACAATTTGAACAAGACTATCCTCAAACAGTAGACCTATGGGAACAGTGGCAGTCATACAATGATTCTATACTAGAATACGCTAGAGATGCAGGTATTCTAAGTGATGAATTAGCAGAGTATTATCGTCAGACAAGTGACTACATACCTTTTTATAAAGCACATGAAGATTTAAAATCAGGTAAATTTGATTTGTTCGGTGAAGATGCTTTAGGCAATACAAGAAAAGGTGTTGAAAAAATAAATGATAAAGTTCTTACAAGAAAGTTAGATCAAAGTTTTGCACCAACAGAACTTGTTCCTGCTTACGAAGCTATGCTTGGTAATACATTATCTATTATGCAAGTTAGTGCTAAAAACATAACTAGACAAAGATTGGCTAGAGAACAAAGATTTTTAGGAACAGGTACAAATATTGAGTCTTCTCAGATATCAGATGTCGGACAAGAAAATGTATTCATGTACAAAGAAAATGGTCAAGAACAGTATATGCAAGTAAATGATAAGGCATTGGTTCAAGCATTAGAGTCATATAATGCTGATGGAACTATGTCAGCTTTACTTAATATAGTTGGATTTCCTTCTACTGTTTTAAGAGAATTTGTTACAAGAGACCCTGGCTTTATGGCAGCTAACCTTCTTCGTGATACTATTTCTGCTTACGCTACATCAGGTGCTAACTTTATTCCTATCATTGACAGTGTAAAAGGATTAGCTACTGGTCTTGATAATATTAATAGATTTGGAATTGTTTCAGGTTATGACCTTTCAAGAGATGCCCTAAGTTTAAATAAATTTATTGATAAAGAATTAAAAAAGTTAGGTGTAGAACAAAATGGTGGTGTTCTTATGAAGCAATTCTTCACGCCAATGGGTATATGGGATAGATTAGGAGAGGCTACTACTCGTTCAGATGCGGCAACAAGACAAGCTGTTTACAAAAAAGTATTTGAAGCGACAGGAGATCAGTATGAAGCCGCATATCAAGCGTTAGAAGTTATAAACTTTAACAGAAGAGGAGCAAATCCTTATGTTAGAATAATAACAACTGCTATACCTTTCTTAAATGCTAGAATGCAAGGTCTTGATGTATTGTACAGAGCAGCATCATCAGACTTGTACACAAGAAGAACAGGAAAACAATCAGAAAGAAGATACGGAGCAATGCAATCTCGTTTTGGAAAAGGAGATGACGAACTTAAAAATCAAATGATAAGTACCTTCCTTGGAAGAATGGCATTGTTATCAGGTCTTACAGCAATATATTGGTTAATGGTAAGTGATGACGAAGATTATAAAAATTTAACACCTGAACAAAAAGATAATAATTTCTTTATTCCAATTGCAGAAAATTATTCAATTAAAATTCCAATTGCTTTTGAAGTAGGTGTATTAACTAAAGTGATACCTGAAAGAACTCTTGAGTTAACATTTGGAGATGACAGTCTTAGAGATACAAAAGAAAGTGTATTTAGAAGTATAACTCAAACATTAAAGATTGATCCTTTAAACTTTCAAATAATAGCACCTTTGAGAGAAGCTATAGAAAATAAGAATAAATTTACAGGAAGACCTATTGAAAGTTATTTCATGGAAAAGTTAGAGCCTGGTGCTCGATCTATGGATTATACTAATGAACTTCTAAGAGTAATTGGAGAGGCTCTTAATATATCACCTATGAAACTAGAACACATTGCAAAAGGTTATACAGGAACTATAGGAGGTTATATATTAGCCTTAACTGATAATGTAACTAGAACAATTACAGGAACTCCAAAAGTTCCATTTAGACCTTCTTCAGTGCCATTTGGTAGATTTGTACAGGATGATTTAAGAAGAAGAGGTCTACAAAATCAATATTATGATCTACAACAAGAGGTAGATAAGGTTGTAGCAACAATCAATAGTCTTAAAAAGAAAGATAGATGGGATAAAGTAAAAGCATATAGGTATGCAAAGAAAGACATCATAAGTATTAAAAGTGAAATGAATCAAATACGAAAGTATATGAAGAATTACAGAAACAAAAGAGATAGAATATCAAGAGATGAAACTCTTTCAAATGAAGTAAGAAAAAAATTACTTGACGAATTAGAATGGGAAAGAGATCAAAAATTAATGGTAATACCATTGCTAAGAGAAAGAGCAAACTTACCTTTTATTGATAAATTTAGTTTTTAAGTGGTTATAAGTTAAGTATTCCCTAGGGAATATTTAATATTTATCTGGCTAGCTGACCAGGCTCTACTAAAAAATACTATAAATATACTATAAACTTGAGATAATACTAAACAAAGCTGTAATAATAAGCTGAACTACCATTGTTATTGATAAAAATTTAGTAAAATTCATATTAATCTCCTATATTAAATTCATCACACTGTTTTCTTTTTGAACCACAAGAAATTGCATAGCCATCTTCATGATCTATGAACGAGTCACCAATAGAAAGTTGGTAGGAATAAACGATGACAAGACTTATTAGATTAACTAATAAGTTCCTCCAACTTTTATTAACTAAGAATTAAATTCCCCATGATTTTTTCCTTATTTAAAATTAAACAAGACCTCTTATTGAGGTATTATCAAAGAAAAAACTTTAATTAGAAGATTGACATTACATTTTTTTTGAGTATAAAAAATGCCCCCTAGAAGCTATGAAAAACTAGGGGGCACTCACTCTTACTTAGCTGATGTTCGCTGTTGGTGATTCACTCGCACTCATTGATGTTGAACAGACCTGATTTACATTTCATACTTATGATGTTCGTGTTCAATGATTCATTCCAATTTTTCTGATGCTTCATAAGCTTTGATTCATTTGATTGAGCTGATGTTCCATTACTTTGATTCATTTAATCTCTAAGATGTTCCATTATATTGATTCATTTATATGTAGTGATGTTCGCAGTCCATGATTCATTTGATTGAAGTGATGTTCGCATCCCATGATTTATTAATTAATATTAACACACTCAACCTTTGGTAATTCTTCTTTAGGTTGTGCAACAACTATTAACATACCAAAAACTATCAATGCAATAAAGAGTATTAATTTATCATGCCATTTAAGTATAGGTTCTTTTTTAATCATGTTTAAGTTTCCTTCTTTCTTTTTTTGCTTTCATGTTTTCTTTTCTAATTAAATCTCTAGCTTCAATGTTAATTACATATTTTTCCCATTTAGTTGCTCTTAATTTATTAGCATCTACTCTTTGAGGTCTATGTGAAAAAATTTTACCTTTAGACCCTTTAGGTTTTATTTGTCTTTTACCCATTTACCATCTCCCATTGATTTTTAAATTCTTTAATCCATATGATTTGATCTACTGTTAAATTTGGATAAAAATGTAACATTTCATCAGCAGATTTTAAATCATCATCAATAAATCCATTCTTAATACCCCATAAAGTGTATTCGTTTGTTAATTGATCAATTCTTTTGTTGTAGTATTGTGATTTTTTTTGCATTATTTTTCTCCCAATGCTTCTTCTATTGTATGTGGTGGCTCAATTAAGTGAGCGTGATCTAAGTGTGATATTGCGTATGGAACAGGTGCTTTTCTTCCTGTTTCTTCTTCAAACCATACAGCATGAAGATGTGATAAGAATAATTTAACAACCCATCTTTTTGCTATAGCATGGACATGAGCAGGTGGTAATTTACCTTTAATGTAACACTTGTATGCATCAGTAGTCTTACCAAAATTTTTCTTGTTTAACTGTGCTTTTGCATGATCTTTATAATAACCTTGCTCATTCCTATCTATTTCAAATTGCTTTCTTTTAGCATACTCTTTACCATAAAAAGCATCTTCAGACCCACTTACTTTTACAAATGATTCACCTAACTTCCAACATAAGTTTTTTAATGATGCATTCCAAGGTCTTCTCTTTCCTTTCTCCCAAACTTGATTAGGATTTAAACCTGCATAGTTCCATATGTGACCTACTGTTGGTGCTTTGTTGATATCTATATGTGCAAGTAAACCTGCTGATAAAACTCCTGCTACACCTTTATTATGTAACAACCATTTACCAACAGGTCTATTCATTACATATGTTTGGAGCAACCTCCTTATTTGTTTTTCTAAATAAGAAGATTGCTCTGCAAGATAAATTAGGGCATCATGCTCTTCTCCAATTTTAGAAGCCTCCCTAACTTGAGCATCTAACCTAATTCTGTCATCCTGCATTTGATAATAATAATCTACCAACCATCTAAGTTCTGAGTTACCTAATTTAATAGCACTCTTGATTACATCTTTATTAATTTTAGCGATTGGTGTTAAGTATGTTGAATAGTCCATAATTTACCTCTCCGTATTAACTAATATTGACTAATATAATTATTAATTAATGACTGTCAAGAGTTTATTTTAATATTTTTTATGTACGATCATTGTATCTGAAGTTTGATACTCTTTGGCTCTTAATCTATATTATTCTTATGAAACACAAAAAAACAGTAAACAGTGAAATGATATGTAAAACTTTTTCCATTAGGCTATCCTTTGAAAAAAGGTATATACCTATTTTAGTATTAATCAAATCAATTCTAATAATCTCATGTATTTATTTCGTTAATATCTATATCAGTAAATAAAGGTGCATCACCCTCCAATCTTTTACGCATAATTTCAACATAATCAGGATTTAATTCAATAAGAACAGCATTTCTTTTTAACCTATCAGCAACAAGTCCTGTTGTTCCACTACCACCAAAGGGATCAAGAACAATTCCTTTTTCTGTTTCATCTGTATCGCAGTCACATTGTTTAGTTAAAACAATTTTTTTCTTAACAGATTTGATATCATCAGTTTTAAATTCTATATAAGATAACCTTTTATCCATATCATGAAACTCTTCTGACCAATCATTAATAAAATCTTTACACTTATCCCAATCTTCTACTGTAGGAAAAGAAAAACCACTCTTATCTCTGCGAAACCAATGTTCAATTTTAGTTAAAGGTATATCTGTTGATTCTGATAAAATTTTAGCATTTGTTCTATTTCTAATAAAAGTTACAAATTGTTTTTGTTTTGGTAGATTAGGTCTAAATTCTATAATGTTTGTTCCTCTGTTTGCATGAAGACCTTGCCTGTGAGTTAACTCATTAAGTTCTGTTTGATATTTACCATGTGCACTAGATTTTTCTTTTAGTTTAATTTCTTGTGGTATTATAACTTCTTCATTTTTGTATGCTTCACCACAGTTCTTACACACCTTTTCAGGACAACTTGCAAGTACACAAGGTTCAATTAATTTAGTAGGATAAACTGCAAAGTGAGCTTCCTTATATGATTTAGTAGGACAAACCCAAACACTTCGTTTGTTTCTTGTTTCGTAAATCATTTTTCTTTCTCTAGTCAAACCATTAAATTGATTTTCTATATCTTTAGTTTTTTCCATGTTGATAGGAGTATCTTTACCCCATCTTTCTCCAACAGCTTCTTCTTTAATAGATTCATAATCGTAGTAATAGTGTTTGCTTTTAGACAACAAAAAAATATACTCATGTGATTTTGTGCATCTGTCTGTCACACTTTCAGGCATTGGATTAGGTTTACTCCATATAATATCTTGTCTTAAATACCAACCTCTTTTTCTTAATTCAAAAGCCATCATCCATGGGATACCAACTAAATCTTTTGGTTTATAACCTGTTACTTTTCCTGTTGGCTTTCCATATTTTACACCTGCATCAATATGATTTTGTTGAATAGTTCCATCATCACAGTATTCATATCCTCTACCACCACCGATATAAGAATCTCCAAGATTTAACCAAAGAGTTCCTTCAGGCTTTAACACATCTTTGACTTTATCAAAAAGGTCTGCCATTTTATCAACATATTCTTCAGGGGTTTCCTCTAATCCTAATTGTTGATCTTGTCGAACAGCACCACATCTAGGACACTTTGATTTATAAATACCATCACCGATAGCACCCTCTAAATTTTTTTGTCCTGTTGAACATGATTCTGAATGTTTACTGTCTCTCTTATGAGAACAACTTGGGTCGCCTCCAACCCAAGTCGCTGTTCCATAATCTCTTAACCCCCAATAAGGTGGTGATGTTACACAAGTATCTATAGAATTTTTTTCTAAATTATCAAGTATATCAAGAGAGTTACCTTGTAATATTTTTATAGTCATATTTAGAAAGGTAAATCATCATCAGGTTCTACAGATGAAGGTGGATCAACTTTCATATTATCTACTTCAGTAGGCACAGCTTCAAGACTTATATAAATATAAGGATCATTTTTTTTAGTCATCCTTTCCCATAAAGCAACTTTTACTTTTGCTTTATTAACATTTTCAGGATCATCAGGAGCTGTGTTATTTTTTGCGTAAAGTACCATATCTTTTAAGACATCAGGGTCTATAAAGATATCTCCTGTAAACTTAGGATGTTTATCTGTAGTTTTATATTTATTACTCCATGCGTTTCCACCTGATTTTTTATACTGTTGTGGCATTATTTTTCTCCTTTTAATTTTTGTTTAACAGATTTAGTTTTTTCAATTATATCATTGTAATATTCTGGCAGTTCTTCTTTTAGCTTTTTAAATTGTTTATTATTGATAGGGTCTTTATAGAAATCATCAATCTCTTTTGCAGTAAGATTGTCTGAATCTAAATAAGAATCATATGCTTTCAAAAACATTTCTGATTTTGTTGTATCAACTTCTTCTTTAATATTCTCTAGGGAATTTTTATCTTTTGGTTCTAACGGCACAGTAGGTTGAGATAATGTTTTACCTTGTTGTTTCTCAGGTTCTTTCCCATAATCAGCTATATCTTCTTTTAACTGAGCATATAGACTCATACCTAAACCAAAACCAACTGATGCATTCTTTACAAAACATCTCATGATATTATTGTTTACAGTTTTTGCATCTAAGTTTGTTGTTGAGTTACCTTTAAAATCCATAACAGGTAGCCAAAAACTTCTAGTATGACCATGAATAGTAATTGTAGTTCCTACTTCACCTGTTCCATTTTGCAATAGTTTGTAAGGCATATCGTCATACATAATTCTATCCCAACTATAATCATCGCCATACATTTGCATAAGAATGGTATGAGTAACACCCCAAGAAAGATACTCAGCATCTCCCCACCCCATATCTTTTTTATCTGAATAAGATGAAACATCTACCTTATACAGTTCATTCCAAATCTCACTAAAAGATTTTTCTTTTGTTTTCTTTTTTTCAGTCATTTGTTTTCCTCCATGTTGTTTTTATACTGATCGCAAAATTCATTGACATTACACCAATCTTCACATCTATTAGCTTTGCCTTTTGCTGACATCCACCTCTCTTCATCAGAACATATCACATCTTGTGGGTTTTCTAAAGCATCAATATGTAATCGTATTCTTTCTTTTATAAATTCTTCTATATCTCCTTTCTTCCAAATCATAATTGGTTTTACAAAAATGGGAGACCTTGGATAAGTGTTAGAATTTTTTGCTCTAGACTTACTCCAATCTTTTAATATTGCTTGTATCTCAGCACTTGGTAATTCATCTTTTTCAAATTCTAAAGCATATAAATAAGCATAAATATTTAACTGCTGTTCCCACTCAATCTTGTCACCTAAAACTGCATAAGCAGATGTTGTTTTAAAATCTATAATTTTATTTTGATTTTTATCTATAAGATCAACACATCCTGATATAGTGTAATATTTTCCATCAACAACTAAACTAGAATTAATTCTCATTTCAGTTATAAGATTTTCATCATCAGCATTTCCATCTTCAAGCATCTTGTGAACAGATGTGCCAATAAAAGATGCAATAGAATTTGAGTAGTCTTGTACTAATTCATCTTTATGTTGAATTGATAATGCTCTAACTTTTGGTGGTTGTAATAATTCTGTTACTGAAAAATCAGCATCACCTTTGTCATAACCCCATGATTGGTGTATTCCTCTTATTATTGGAAGAGGTATCGCTTTGTCGTTTTTGAAATGCATTTATTTGGTTCTCCAAATAACTATGCTTTCTTTGTTTTCTCCAAACATAACTGAAAATTTAGGAAGGTCTTCTTCTTGCATACCATTTCTTTTTAGTTTAGATAAGTGTCTTTGAATGAAGGCTCTAATTCTACCTATTTTGTTTTTAGCTTCTTCAGTAGTACATTGCATAATCAAACTGTCTCTTTTAATTTGACCATTATCATCTTCTCTTGGAGGTCTAAGATCATCAAGAGGTATGTTGTGCTTCATCATAGCACCTCTACCAAAAACTCTAGGTGGTACTTTATCCCTTTGGATAACCCACTTTTCATTATTGATTGTCATTGTTTTCTCCCTGTTGTATGTTTAATTTTATAAATCTCATAAATAGAGGTACATAATAAGTATATTTTCTGATATGTCAAATAGTTTCATTAAAACAATTATAAAAGGTAAATCTATGGATAAGTCTGTAGATAAAAATAAATTTTTAACAGGAAATGTAGGAATTATTTTAGATATTTTTTCAAATGAGCTTCACAATATTCATGAATCATCTATACTAGATGTCCTTGAGGGGTATGCATATAAAGATAATAAACAAGTAAAAATAAAATTGGTTAGACACCATATCGATACTGATTTTGAACGGACAGAAGTAAAAGTTTTTCCTTTGTTTAAAGAAATAGAGGATTGGTGGAGAGATATTGAGTATCTAGAACACAGCAATAAAGATATAAACTAACAAGAGAGGAATTATGGGAGAAAGAGATTTAATTTATAACCATGTGCGTCATTTAGATTTAGGACAACACAGAATTTTTTGTCCTTCATGCCATCCAAAAAGAAAAAAACATAATAGAATGCAGAAAGAATTAGCTGTCAGTGTAGATGCTGATGGAGTAAAATATTATTGTCATCATTGTGGTATTAACGGAGGTATGAATAAAAATTACACAGCGTCATCTGTAGTAAAAAAACAGAAACCAACGATAAGAAACGATAAGGCTAGAGAAATTATGAGAGAGATAAAGATAGATAATTATAAACACAACAACGAGACAATTGATTTTTTAAAAAGCAGAAAGATAGATGAAGATATTATAAACAAGTATTCTCTAGGGAATGTTTACAGTTTTCAAGGAAGGCGTAGAAATGGAGTTGGGTTTCCTTACTACGATAAAGATAACAATATTAAATCAATCAAGTGGAGGTCTGCTGACAAAGATAAGTTGTTTAGCATGGAGGGAAACTGTAATGAGTTTTTTAATATCAATAATGCTTACGACAAAAAGACTTTAATTATATGCGAGGGTGAAGTTGATGCTTTAACTTGGCTTACTGTTCTTAAAAATAATGATTCAGTTGGAGTTGTTAGTGTACCTAATGGAGCACCACAATCTGTATCTGATGGAACTACGAAACCTGATGAAGATGTTAAGTATAAATATGTTTGGTCTGCAAGAGAACAATTAAACAATGTTGAGGAAATAATATTTTCAGGTGATGACGATGATCAAGGAAAGGCTCTGTGCGAAGAACTCGCTAAAAGAATTGGAAGAGGGAAGTGTTGGACTGTTGATTTACATCCATACAAAGATGCAAACGAATGTTTGCAAAAGGAAGGTGTAGAATTTTTAAAAGACAGACTTAGTAAAATTAAACCTTATCCTGTTTCAGGATTGTACAGGGCTAATGATGTTAAGTTAAAAGTTGAAGAACTATTTAGAGATGGCAAACCCACAGGATATCAATTGCATTCAGCAGTATCATTACAGATTGCTCCAAAAATGCTTACCACAATCACAGGTTTACCAGGTTCAGGTAAAAGTAATTTTGTTGATGACTGTTGTGTTTACTTAGCTAAAACATATGGACTCAAGGTCTGTTACTGTTCTTTTGAAAAACCAATGGCAGAACATTTAACACAATTAATTACCCATGTTTCTAAAAAAGTTTTTTTTGATACTCCTGATGCACAAAAAATAACACAGGATGAATTAGATGCATCGATGGATTTTATTAACGATCATTTTGTTTTTCAAGATTTTTCAGGTGGTAGGTCTACAAAAATTGAAGAGGTGCTTGATGTGGCATCAGCTTCTGTAATGTGGGGTGCTAAAATTTTAGTTATTGATCCATACAATTGGATTGAACCTGAACAGAATGCGAATATGTCAGAAGGGATTTCTAATATGTTATCTAAGGTACAAAATTGGGCAGTGGCAAATGATTGTCATGTATTTTTTGTTGCCCATCCATCAAAACTTCAAGACACAAATATTCCTGAAGGTATGCAAATTGGTGGGTCAATGAGTTGGTTTGCTAAAAGTGATAATGGAATTACTATTCACAGAAATAGAAATGCTTATGACCCTGAAGAAAGAGAACCTATTTGTAAAATTTGGAAAGTAAGATGGTCTTGGTTAGGTAAGTGCGAAACGATAGATTTAAAACATAACCCCATAACAGGGTGCTTTTCAGCTCGACATAAGCCTCCTGTTAGTTGGGATTTTGCAGATGATATCCTCAAAACATAAGTATTCCCTAGAGAATATTTAATATTTATTAACCCAGCTCGAAGCTGGATTAGTTTTTGGTTTGGAAAAAGACCAAAAAAAAACACCCCACTCCGAAAAGTGGGGTGAACTAACAAAACGATATATTATAATTAGTCGAAGATAATATTATAGTCAATACTTTTTAGTAAATCTTTCCATATTTTTATAATAATTTTTGCGTCTTCTTTTGGTAAAGTAGAGCAATGATCTAGTAACTTATTATTTAAAGTGTAAGTAGCTATTCTTAATTCTTGATCTCTTGGTATCTTAGCGAACTTCATCGAAAACTTCCCAATCTAAAATGCGTTCAAAGGTTTCCATTTCAATTTCATTAACTAACTCATCATCAGTTTGAATATCGCCATCCCACTGCTTTTTGTTAACTATTAGAATTCTTTCCATTCTTGCGTTCATAAGATTTCTTTCTAATTGTTCGTATACTTTTTTTACAGACATAATTTTTCTCCCTTGTTGGTTAGGCAAAATTACCTAGACGATTAATCTAAATCAAAATCCATTTCAAAATCTATTTCATTATCAGGAACTGAAGAACTAAATGGAAATCCTGACAGCACTGCTATTTGCAAAACTTTATCTCTCATTTCTTGTAATTCTTTTTCTTCTCCATAAAGAAAAACTATACAACAAACCATCATCCAAAAAGAATCTTTCTCTACGCAATCATTGTTGTATGTAAGAACTATTTCTTTCTCTGTAAAATTTAATGAAAGAGTATCACCTAATTGATGAATAATTTTAACTTTGTTGTCATCATCTTCCTGAAGTTTATTTCCACTAGGAAATTCTAAAATTTTTACCATAATCATCAATATAGCTCTTTAAAATAGCAAACACAACAAAATCGACCTCTCAAAATGCTCTCTAAACAAAAGTAGCATCTTATCCCATATAGTTTTATATGAAAAAAAAATGCTACTGTATGAGCCTTAAAATCGGTCTTTATTTAATAAACAGCAGAAAATAGCCATTTATTCATCGTACATTTTAATGACATTTTCATCTTCAAGATGCTTGTTATTAATTAGATAATGAATTTTATTTAATCTAATTCTTTCCCTGACTTCTTTTAGTTTACCAATATACCATATAGATTTACTCTCTTTATCTTCATAGATTTTCATATTGTTATCTCCCTAGATTTATTTTTTAAAAACTCTTCATGAGTTTTTATTGATCTTTCTGCATACCAATCTCTTTCATATTTGGTTCTGTAATAATAAATATGATCTTGAGAAAGGTCTCCATTAAATCTTCCTGAATTTAATAGAGTAAGAAGATCATCTAAATCTATGATCCTCTTCTCCATTTTGTATTCATCCCAAACATAAATCTTTATAGATTGTGTCTTGGGAACTTTTAAAAATGGCATATCTACCATTTACTCCTCCCTTAATTTACTGCTTTATTTTTCCTTGCATCAAACTCATTAGATAATTTTCTTCTTTGAGATGGGGTCATCTTCACCACATCATCTAATGTTATATTACCAACCAAATCTTTTTCATGTTGCATGGCATTAAAATACAACTCTCTTTCTTTTGGTGATAACTTTTTTACAAAAATTAAATTAGCAATAAAATCATAAACACACTCTGATATTGCTTGTTCAGGTGCGTCACACTTTTTTAATTTAGTAACCATATCAGCAATATAATTTACATCTTCTTGATCTAAATTTATTTCACCAACATCAAGTACAACTCTTACACCACCTTGTTCTAATATTTCAAAGTCACTCATGCGTCTTTTATCTTTATTCTTTGACATACTGTCCTCCATAATAAATTATTTAGGGGAAATCCCTATGGGAAATCCCTATGGGAATTCCCTGAACTCTCTTGCCTAACTACTATCATAATACTACTATCAGAGTAATTCCTTTGCAAAATAATTCTACCTAGACGATCAATTTTATCAGCTCGAAAAGCAGGGGGATGTAAAACATAAGTATTCCCTAGAGAATATTTAATATTACACCCCCCCTTGGGGATTCAGAATTTTAAGTCCAACACTTATAATGGATACCATCATCTGCATGACGACCACAAAATTCACAGTAGCCATCTTCATCGTAATGGTTCATTGATTTTTCATACTCATGCTGTTCAGCAAGATAATCTTGCCTAGTCATTTCGTATTCTTTATCAATCATTTTTTCCTCCTAATTAAATCTCTTAACAACAATAAATCTATCGCCATCAGATACTTCATAAATTGGAACATCTTCTTCTGCATTAATTATTGCCTGAAACATTTCATCTACAGTTATGGTAAAACCATCTTTATTCGCTGATAAAAAGTCTTCAACTGAGCATTCAAACTCTTGTTGATCTGTATCAGGTGATATCCCAATCATTCTGAAATCAAATTTACTTTCTTCTAGACTGACCATTTGCATATACCTCCTCTAAATGTCTTATCAACATATCAAGACTTGACTTAACAGCATTAACTTCATCAAGACTACTGTCTAAGTTATGTTTTCTGTCTAATACAATATCGTATGCGATATTTTTTAAATTTTCAATTGGAACTTTTATTATCATTTGTTTCCTCCTTTTCTAAATTGTCTAGTAATTCGTGTACAGCATCACTTAATCTTTGAGGGATAACTGTAACATTTTCTTTTTCATTATTATCCCATGTAACAGTAATGTTCCAATCTACTATTTCTTTTTTAGTCATATGCTTTCCTCCCTTGGGTTTAATTCTTTATTCACTTCAGATAAAAATTTATCTACACCATTGGCTACATCTGTGGGCAATTCAAAATGTTCATACTTACTTTCATGACCATCTCCCCATGTAACATTAAGAGTGTAAATTGCACTATAATCTTTTTCCCAAACATATTCATCATTTCCAAAATGATAAACTATTTTTGTAGGAACACCTCTTGACTCTAATTCTTCTGTCAATGCATCTCTACTTATTTCATCTTCAGGATAGTGTGTATATGTATTACTCATTTGCTTTCCTCCTTAGAAAATAAATATTTAGCATATTTTATACTAATGTTTTTAATATCACCACTAACTAAGTCTTGAACAACAAAAGGTTTTTTCCAACCTCCTGATCTGAAATCAACAAGGACATATCTTCTTGCTCCTGTCATTGCGATTTTCTTTTCATCAAGACCAAGTCCTGTAGTCATAAACTTTAATGAACTAATTTTACTCATGTGTTTCTCCATCGATTTGTTAAGGCAAAATTACCTAGACGATTTTGTTATTAGGAAGAGGGGATCAGCGATCCCCTCTCTCCTATATTTTCTATTGATAGACATCAACCTCAACAACCTCTGCCCACTCAGGTGCATAGTCTGTTGTGCCTGTTGTTGCCCACACCACAGGATAATCGACATCATCTCTTCTTGAAGAGACATAGCCATCTGTAAAGTAGATAGCGACATCAGGTATCTCAGTCTCATCATGATCAGTCTGATCTATAAGATTGAGGAAAGGGTCAACTTCTGTACCACCACCTGACATCTCTCTCATGACGATATCTTCTTCTTTACATTTGAAGACATCCCATTTGCTCTCATAAAGATCATCATCACCATTGACTGTCATCACTGTTGAATTGATGTAGCAAATCTTGATGGTTTGAATGTTAGGAAACTCATCAGTGATTGCTTGAATATTCTTTACGAATATCTGTCTCTCTTCAAGACTGACACTACCTGAGATATCGATGCCAATTGCAAGAGTACCACTTTCCATCGGTTTCTTAGATGGTAGGTAGATGTCTTGAGCAAGGTATCTTCTTTCATATCTTCGGTATGATCTTTCGTCACCCTCAAAGAATGCAGTAAGATGCTGACTGATAACATCAGTCCAAGAGATTGGATTTTGTTGAGCAGACTTTCTTGCATTGCTCATCAACCCTACACCACTTCCATCACCATTAGCTTTCTCTATCAGATCAGCTTGGATGATTGCATCAGTGATGCGTTCATCTTCTTCTTGGATAGCTTGGTCAATATCAGATTGTGATACACCATCTTCACCAACAGGAAGATCAAGAACTTCACCACCAAATCCATCGGCACTTAACTCTTCGCCATCTTGATCATCATCGCCTGATTGCTGACCACCTTGAGGTTTGAAGTATTTAGTTTTGCCATCCTCATCTTTTTCTTTTTTGAGTAATGCAAAAACTTTCTCAGCACTCATTTGACCATACTGTTTGTCGTAAAGAGCATTCATGTTTCTGAGCATATCAAGTGTGCGATAGCCATAATCATTTTCTAGAATTCTGACTAACTCATAATTGATTACATAATCAGTAGCAATGTTCCAACCTTCAGGGTCTCTCTCACCTCTCCTGATATGATGTTTCCACATGACATGAAGACCTTCATGCAACAGGATAGCAAACAGTCTGAACCTTGTTTCATCAAGACCAACTTCGTTATACATATCCTGTATGCCTGATGGCGAATATAAAACAACCTTGCCATCTGTTGCCATCATGCCAACCGAGTCATCAGCAACTAATTGTAATGGAAGGAAAATTGAAGTGTAACCAAAGTAGTTATCAGTTATTCTTCTCTTTGCTCTTACCATTTCTTTCTCAATATCAATTGCTGAGATATTAATATTCCCTAGGGAATTTTTATTTAATGCAGTCATATTAAACTCCTAATAGTGATTTAGATTTAGATAATTTCTTTGCAGTATCTTCTCGCAATTCATTATCCTCTCTTAGTGACTCAGTAGTAACACCTTCAAGACTATCTTTAGCAATGCTAATTGCGTTAGCAATTTCTTCGCTATTAACAAATGCATTGTTACGATCTTCAGCAATGCTGATTGTCTTTTTAAGATTAGCAACTAAAGTGTTTCTGAAAGGCGATGCTTTTTTATTTGTTGCATCATACTTAGCAAGACTATCAACTGCTGAGTCGATGCTCTCGGTAAGAGCAGTAACAGTATCATTGATAACTTTGCTTTTGAATTGTTCCTCTCGTTGCACTTGTTGTTGTCTTATCCTAGCAAACAACTGAGCATGGTTTGGATTATCTCTCCTGCTATAAAAATCTCTATGACTTGGATTGTCAGTAAAAACTGTACGATCTAAATCAACAGTAGGAATAGCAGAGACATGATCATAAAGATGAAACAGTCCTTGTTTCCAAGGCTCATCACCCACATAGAAAATCTTCATCTTGCCGTAGTTATATTGAAGACTTTCTTTTTCTTCTTGGGTAAGAGGTCTATCAAGTAAATCATCAACAGGTGGATAGTCATTCTCGTTGTATGCGTTACCTAACTCAACTCTCTGATCTTCTTTAGCCTTCTGATATTTCTTAACGAAAGGGTTAAGAAAACCATCAACCATATCTGACTTGAAAGCATCCCATTCTTTTTCAACTAACTCTGCATGTTGATTAAGAACAAAATGCCATTGACCTTCATGAGGTATCATCCATTCGGATATGTCCAAACGAAATCTACGAACTCTATTCTTCATGCTCTTGATCAATTCTTTGTCGATCAATTGCTTTCTGACAGAGAACACATCCTGATTGCCATTGACACCATTTGAAACATGAACAGATAATTCTTTGTCCAACTTTTCAAATGTAGGTATTTTAACTTCAAATCTTTTCAGAGTACCTAACTCTTCAAGACCCATAACTGAACTAGCAATGTCGATATTATTGTTCTGCATTAGAACCTCCTTATATTTTGTTGCGTAAAGTAAATGATGAGTAAGTTTTTGTTTCCATAAAATTAGGATTTTTAGAAACAATCAACTTAGTAGTGAACACCTCGTACTCAGGTGAATTAAATCTTGCTAAGTAAGTAAGAGCATTTTCAAAATCTTGCTCACTCTTTACCATCTTAGTAAGAGCAGATGATACTGCATATCTGATGTTAGATTGAGATGCATCAGGAACATCAACTGTATCAGGTGAAGAAAGTATATCCTGAACATTTGGTGCATCTTTTACCAAATCTAAAAAGGCTACGAAACTTTCACCAACAGTATCACCAACACAACCTTTGTATAAGGCTCGTTGTGATTTTTTATTGAGAGGTAAATTTTTAGAATGCAACCTCGCCAATTCAGTAATACTTCTTGGTGATGCACCCTTTTCATGCTTACCAACTTCTTCATAGTTAGATAAACTTTTTGGCTCAAGTTTGATAAAGGAAATAACATCCTCATCAACATCATTATCCATCGCCCAATCTATCCAAGTTTGTGCATCGCTTTCAACCTGACCCCAATATGAGATACGATCTTTCAGTGTGTTCAATGTTCTTTGAACTCCTGCATTGTCGCCAACCCTATTTGTTGCCATCACGATGTGCCATCCCTTGGGTAATTCGTACCCATTGAATTTTCTTGCTCTCGTGATCTGCATCAAAAACTTCTGCACATCCTGATCACCTTGACCCATCTCATCGATCATCAGAATTCCACATCCTTCTTGAGGAAGTAATTCTGAGAATGCATAATTTAATTTAGTCTTGTCTGCATTCGGTGTTGGTATCGCAAGATCAGATGCTGTTGTGATACTCGCAACAATTGTTGCAAATCCAAACTCATCTTTTGATGGGTTTGATGTTTCGGTAAACTTGAGATTTAGATTTTCTGCTACATCTTTTGCAACATCGATCAGGCTCTCAGTCTTACCAATACCTGCACCACCTGATATCAGTAAAACTGATTTCATTGTTTGATTGGGGTCTTCATTCCAATCTGATAGAATTATTTTTTTGATGGTGTCGATACTTTCTTTGATAGTCTGTGTTGATTTACTCATGGTAAAATCTCCGTAAAAAAAGATTATTCGTTTTATTAGTTTTTGAATAATCGGTGATGGCTCTGACCACACCATGTGATCAAATACCTAGACGATCCTAAGAGAGAGGAATTAATCCTCTCTCATATTGATTTTAATTTGGTCTATTGCAAACCAAATAGAAAAACCAAGGGGTATTAATACAAAAAATATAAAAGATATTATTAAAAAATAATCCATTATTTATCCTCCTCTTGAATAATTCCTTGAACAGCTTTTAAGAATTTATCTCTCTCTTCAGGATGAATATCTGCATCAACATCGAAGGATTCTAATTCCTCAAATAACTCATCATTAGTAAAACCTAATTTCATTTCGTCATTATCCATATGAATATCTGCATCAACCCAACACCAATTAACAGAACCATCTTCGTTTATGTTTTCTTGATTGTTTAGAGCCTTGATAATCAAATCTTTTATAGTAATATTTTTAGTCATATCATTTTCCTTTTGTTAGTAGGTAGAATTACCTAGACGATATCTGAAAGGGGGAAGTAAATTCCCCCTAGCATTTAGAGCATTTTCTGCATTAGATTTGGATATCTTCGAAACCAAAATCAGCTACAACTTTTGCTTTGCCTGTATGATTATTTACGATGATGTCTCCAACACTCAGTGAAGCAAATGCTCTTGTGATACTTGGCTCATCATCCTCACCTCTGATCTTTTCGATCATGCTGTAATTACAAATGACATCTTCATAGATATCTTCACCATCTGCATCCAAGAAAGTATGAGTATTTAAGATTTCAAAAAGATCATCAAAAAATAGTTTACTCATTCCTTTTCTTATTCCTTCGTCAGTTTTTACATCAACAACTTTTTTCATTCTTGATTTCAAATACTCAGGTTTCCATACTTCTTCAACATCTCTTCTTCTTCCGATGCATCCCATCATAAATGGGAAATCATCTTCCATCGTAGCAGGTCTTCCATTCATGTATAAATCGTCTCTGTAATCAGGGTCTATTTGGTAGATAGAAAAATCATTGATAAAACTTTCACCATCGCTTTTGATGTTGGTTAGATATGCAACAGCATCATCTGTATTCAGATAGCATTGAGGTGCAGTTTCATTTGATTTGATGTAGATATGATTTGGGTTTCTTTCTTGATATTTTTTCATAGACATGATTGTCTCCTTGTTTTGTTAGTAGGCAAAATCACCTAGACCATTTGAAAAATCAGGTGGACACAACCTCACCGATCATGCCCACCGATTTTCTAATCGTTTCGATCACTTAACCCTTGCGTGGAAACCACGATCCTTACAGGGCATAACTACAACTTTGTTGATTAACTTGTGAAGCAGATCATCATCAGTAGGCTCTTCACAATTCGCAGGGTACTGCTTATTAGATTCCCTATGGCACACCTCTTCGATGATTTAATGATCGGTTCGCACAGCTATCGATAGATCAAGCAAACTTCCTCTCAGTACCACCCCTTGCATCTCAATTCTTCCGATGACTAACTATGTTGGGTTCTAATCAGATTGGGATATTTAATCTGATCATCATAAAAGCCTAAAATGTCCTCCTCTTGGTTAACTTCGTAGAAGTTACAGGACGAATGCACCTTTTGTCAACTAATTAATATATCTTTTTTATATTATATATATTCCCTAGGGAATAGTTATCAGCCTTGGGTTTCCGAGGATTTGTATTTGTACTATAAATTAACTCTTGTTAACTATTTTGTACTGATGCTATTTTTTTTACACGATTTTGGATAATTTCGAATCAGGGAAATATTATGAAAGATGATGATAAAAATAAATTTGTACCAAAGATTGTCGGTGGAAAAAATTCAGGGAACAAGAAAAAAGAATTAACATCGAAACAAGAAGCCTTCGCACAGGCAATTGTATTTGGGGTAATGGATGACGACACAGGCAAGAAGAGACATTTGAATGCATCTGACTGTTACAGATCAGTCTACAATGTAGGGAAGACCACCAAACCTTCATCGGTATGGACTGAAGCATCCAAGTTATTATCGAACCCTATGGTCTCGCAAAGGGTGACCCAACTAAAAGAGCAAATGAAGACCCATGCACTATCTTCTTCGCTCTCGGAAAGAGACAAAATAATTGAGAGACTTTGGGCAATGGCTGACAATGGTCAAGCAGAAGCATCTCAATTAAGATCATTAGAGTTATTAGGAAAGAGCATTGGTCTATTTTCTGATAGGGTTGAAATATCAGAGACCAAAGACCTTGATACTGTAGAGCAAGAGTTAGTTGAAAAGCTAGTAGCCTTGCAACAAACCGATAATAAAAAATAAACAGTACACCTAAAATGATCTAATTAAGGTTATATGGTTTTAAACAATCAAGACCCCTGACCCCCCTGTCAAAAAATACACACACTATACACTACACACACTAATTTGCTCAAATAATCACACTGATTTCACGAAACTAACTAATTAAAAGGCTTATAAGGAGTAGTGTTATTAAAGCAACACCTAAATACATACCACTTTGACTGTTAATTACTGAATTTTCTTCTTTTTTAACAGTTTTTTTCTTAGTATTTGCTGATTTTACCTTTACATTCGTAGATTTTTTTACCATTTTTTCCTCCTCTGTAGTTATTTGGGGATGGCTACCCCTTTTTTTCAGGGATTTAACTAAACAATCCCTTATATAAAAAAAATTTCTGCTATTTTTTACGGATTTCCTTTGGCATATTCTTAAATTCCCCTGTATTATCTATCTAAGACTAGATTCTATCTAGATACTAGATAGTATCTAATATAGATAGTATATAGTTAGATTCTATCTAGTTACTATCTAAGAATAAGAATATACTCTTGCTTAATTTTTTGCAAGTTAATTCGTTAGGGCACTATTTCTAAGCAGTTTGTGTAAGACTTGGCAATTATGTACCTGACGAGGAAGTCCTTCGTATCCTCCCTTACTTAGGACTTCCAAATCTTTTGTTTTTATGTATAATATTTGCAGGGAGAAAATAGACTATGAAAAAAAATGATGAATGCCCAACAGTAGAAGGAGAAGATTGTACAATATCCTTTAATGCTGAGTATGTACTAATATCCCATAAAAAAAAATTTTTTAAAAAGTACCTCACGATAGATGAACATGAAAAACTTTTTAAAAATATATCTAGAAGTTATTGGGATAAGAAATATCAACACGATCAAATTACTTTACTAGAGGATGCTATAAAGGTACAAAAGAAATCGAGGAAAGTTTTATCAGATGCAGAAGAACTTTCTTCTGATATTGGTTTAATGATAGACAAATTTTAATGACACTGACTTACTTTGATATTTTTGGTATTGCGGCTCTCCTAGTATTACTGTTAAACTTTTGGTTGAAAAAGTAATATGTCAAAAAAATATATCCATGTGAATATGCACAAGATTAGAGCTAATAAAAAACACGGAACAAATGATCCTGTACTTACTGTTAAGCAAGGTAGAAAAAATACTTATGGACATAGTGTAGAAATATTAGGTAATAGTAGAGTAGTATATGGTGGTAACGATAAGCCTTTACTTCCATGTGGAGCACGAGTAGTAATTGAAACAGAATCAGAGGTACTGATAGATGGAAAACATTATTAACGCTATAAAAAGTATTATATCACCTGAACAAAGTTGGTCAGCTTTTGTAATGAAGATTACAAGTCTTCTTATTGTTTCTGTTATTGCTTATATTGGTTTCCAACAATATACAAATCTAAATGTAGAAGAAGATAGTGAAATACCAATAGTAGAAGTATTTGAAAATGATCCTGAAAAAGTAATCAAAGTAGAAGATTTAATTACTAGACTTCTTAGGTCTGACAGAAATATCGAATCAATATGGTTATATGATTGGGTGGATGCTAGAAATGTAGTTCCTTTAATTACTGAACCTAGAAATTCTGCTGATCTATTACCAACAGGTTATTGGATGGAAGGCGATGAATATGTTATTGGAAACTTTGTTTTAAGCCAATGTACTTCTCTTGAAAGAAATGTTCCTAATATAGCTTGTCCTATAATGAGTTCAGAAGATGCATGGGGTGTATTACTAGTAACTTATCAAGATGGTGTAGAACCTAATATGAAAACAACAAAAGCAACAGCAATGAAGATTTCAGAAATATTGTACTTGATAGATAGATAGATGCGTAAAAGAAATTACAAAAAAGAATATGAAAATTATCATAGTTCTAAGAAACAAAAGAAAAACAGAGCATCAAGAAACGCAGCTAGGAATGAGAAAATAAAAGCAGGTATAGTGCAAAAAGGTGATGGAAAAGATGTTCATCACAAAGACGGCAATCCTAAAAACAATTCAAAAAAGAACCTAGCTGTAGTTAGAAAAAGTTCTAATAGGTCTTTTGCTAGAAATAAAAAAGCAGGGAAAAGATGAACCTTCCTATAGATACTAGTTCTATATTGCAAAATTTAGATCAGTATTCAGCAAGTGATAAAAAAGAATTACTAAAGTTACTTGATGAGTATGAAATAGCTAAAAGTAAAAAAGCTGCACAAGAAGATTATTTATCTTTTGTTCGGCAAGTTTGGCCAGCATTCATAAATGGAAATCATCATAAAGTTATGGCAGATGCTTTTAAGGATGTTATAGATGGTAAGTTAAAAAGATTAATTATCAATATGCCTCCTAGACATACTAAATCTGAGTTTGCTAGTTATCTTTTACCTGCATGGTTTCTTGGTAAATATCCTAATAAGAAAGTTATTCAAACAGCACACACAGCAGAACTTGCTGTAGGCTTTGGTCGTAAAGTAAGAAACTTAGTTGGAGACAAAGACTTTCAAGAGATATTTGGAGAAGTAAAGTTACAGGCAGATAGTAAAGCTGCAGGTAGATGGAATACAAATAAAGGTGGCGAATACTTTGCGATTGGTGTCGGTGGTGCTGTTACAGGTAAAGGTGCTGATCTTTTAATTATTGATGATCCTCATTCTGAACAAGAAGGTGCATCATCAGATGCTGATGTATTTAATAAAACATACGAATGGTACACTTCAGGTCCTAGACAAAGATTACAACCTGGTGGGGCTATTGTTATTGTTATGACAAGATGGCACGACAGAGATTTAACAGGTCAGATTATCGATGCAAGTATTAAAAGAGGTGGATCAGATGAATGGAAGGTAATAGAACTACCTGCTATAATGCCTTCAGGATCACCACTCTGGCCAGAATTTTGGAAACTAAAAGAACTTGAAGCATTGAAAGCAGAACTTCCTATTTCCAAATGGTCTGCTCAATATCAACAAAACCCTACTTCAGAAGAAGGTGCTCTCGTTAAAAGAGAATGGTGGAGATTGTGGGAAGAAGAGTATCCTCCTCATTGTGAATTTATTATTCAATCATGGGATACTGCTTTCTTAAAAACTCAAAGGAGTGACTATTCAGCTTGTACTACATGGGGAGTTTTTTATGGTGAAGATGAGTTTGATGGAAGAACTGCACCACAACTAATTCTATTAGATGCATTTAAAGATAGATTAGAGTTTCCTGAATTAAAAGTAAAAGCAATGGAGATGTACAGAGAATATGAACCTGATGCTTGTATAATAGAAGGAAAAGCTGCAGGTATGCCTTTAATCTTTGAATTGCGTGCCGCAGGTGTTCCTGTTTCAGAATATACTCCGAGCAGAGGAAATGATAAGATAGCTCGTGTAAATGCAGTTGCAGATTTATTTGCGTCAGGTGTTGTATGGTATCCTGAGACTAGATGGGCAGAAGAAGTTATCGAAGAGTTTGCATCTTTCCCAAATGCCTCTCATGATGATCTTGTTGACAGTAGCACTCAAGCTCTGATAAGATTTAGGCAGGGTGGTTTTATTAGTCTATTTAGCGATGAAGAAGATGAACCATATAACGAAAGAAGGAAGGCAGAGTATTATTAGGAAAAAAAATGCCACATTACACAAAAGATTTAAACGAAATAATTAAGGGTTTAGAAAAAGCTAGTAAACTTCATGCTGCTCAAGCTAAGAAACTTAGAGCTATCAATAAAGATCAAAAAACTAGATACACTTCAAAAACTAAAACTAAGAAAAAAGTTACTAGAAAAAAATAATGGCTATAGATAAATCAATAAAACCTAGTGAAGCTGATCAAGTTAAAAAAAGTCTTAATGGTCTTGCTACAGAAGTAGAAATAGAAATAGAAACTACTCCTGAAGAAGAAGATGGAAGTATGATTATTCAAATTACTGAAGAGATGACAGGTCTCGAATCAGGGTTTGGAGAAAATTTAGCTGAACTTATGGATGATGCAGATTTAGATGCACTAGGATCAGAACTTGTAAGTTTATTTGATGCAGATAGAGAGTCTAGGTCTGATTGGGAAAATACTTATGTAACAGGTTTAGATCAATTAGGTTTAACGATAGATGAAAGAACAGAACCCTGGCCAGGTGCTTGTGGTGTTTTTCATCCGTTACTTTCAGAAGCAGTAATTAAATTTCAATCTCAAGCTATATCAGAAATATTTCCTGCCGAAGGACCCGTAAAAACAAAAATTGTTGGGGTTATTGACGAGGAAAAAGAAAAACAATCTCAGCGTATAGAAGAATATATGAATTATATTTTAACCGAACAAATGGTTGAATATAGAACTGAAACAGAAAAATTATTATTTTCGTTACCTCTAGCAGGATCAGCTTTTAGAAAAGTTTATTATGATACAAACATGGGAAGACCTTGTTCAATATTTGTACCTGCTGAAGATTTTGTTGTTAGTTATGGTGCAAGTGATTTGCTTACTTGTGAAAGAGCAACTCATGTAATGAAAAAAACAGAAAACGAAATTAAAAAATTAATGTATTCAGGTTTCTTTAAAGAAATGGAATTACCTTCTCCTTCTCCTGATATCACAGAAATAACAGATAAATATAATAAACTTACAGGTGAAAGTGATACAAGTTTTGACAACGATAATCGTTATACACTTTTAGAGATGCAAGTTGATATTGACTTAGAAGGTTTTGAAGATATGGAAAATGGAAAACCAACAGGTATTGCTCTTCCATACATAGTAACCTTAGATAAATCTAGTAGAAAAATTCTTTCAATAAGAAGAAACTACGAAGAGAGTGATCCTAAAAAAATGAGAAGACAGCATTTTGTTCATTATCAATATTTACCAGGTATTGGTTTTTATGGATTTGGATTAATTCATATGATTGGTGGTTTAAGTAGATCAGCAACTTCTTTACTTCGTCAGTTAATTGATGCAGGTACATTATCTAATTTGCCAGGTGGTCTTAAAACTAGAGGTCTTAGAATTAAAGGTGATGATACACCTATTATGCCAGGTGAATTTAGAGATGTAGATGTGCCAGGTGGTTCTATTGGAGAAAACATACAGTTCTTACCTTACAAAGAACCTAGCCCAACACTCTATCAGTTACTTACAACTATTGTTGATGAAGGCAGAAGGTTTGCAAGTTTAGGTGATTTAAAAATTGCAGACATGAATAATGAAGCACCTGTTGGTACTACACTTGCTCTTATGGAAAGACAAATGAAAGTTATGGGTGCTATTCAATCAAGACTTCACGCATCAATGCACAAAGAATTTAACATACTAAGTAAGATCATAGCTAACTTTACCTCACCTAGCTATCCTTACTCAGAGAAGCCTGATGAGTTTGTTAAAGCAAAAGACTTTGATGGAAGAGTTGATGTAATTCCTGTAAGCAATCCAAATGCTGCAACAATGTCTCAAAGAATTATGCAGTATCAAGCAGCACTTCAATTAGCCTCACAAGCACCTGAGATGTATGATATGCCTGAATTACACAGACAAATGTTAGAGGTATTAGGTATTGAAAATGTTGATAAAGTTATTCCTAATAAAGATGATATTAAACCTACTGATCCTGTAACAGAAAATATGAATTTCTTAAATGGTATACCTTGTAAAGCATTTGAATATCAAGATCACGAAGCCCACATTGCTGTTCATACAGCAGGATTGCAAGACCCTGAGTTCCAACTATTGTTAAGTCAAAGTGGAAAAGCAGATCAAATAGTTATGGCAGTAGAAGCACACATTAGAGAACACTTAGCGTTCTTATATAGAGATGATATTGAAAAAGAAATGGGTACTCCTTTACCTCCTCTTGGCGAAAAACTTCCACCTGAAGTTGAGAAAAGATTATCAGAACTTGTTGCGTCAGCAGCAGAAAAACTTTCTCTTCGTAAGCAACAAGAAGCTAGACAAGCTGAAGCAAATGCTCAAGCACAAGACCCAATTGTTCAACAAAGAGCTAGAGAACTTGATATTAAAGAAGCTGATATTATGCGTAAAGCTCAAGCAGATCAAAACAAAGCTATGCTTAATCAAGAAAAACTTAAAGCAGATATTGTTAAAAATATGATGGCTTTAAAATCTAAAGAAAAATTAACAGGAACAGAATTAGGTGTTCGTATTGGTGAAGCACTTCTTGATGCTTCTGTTAAAGATGGCGATGCTGACGAAAGAGGATTTGCAGAAGGAATTAAATTAGCAATAGAAATACAAAAAACAATACAAGAAGCAGATAAAGATAATGGCTAGAAAAAAAGCTAAAAACATACCTAGAACTACAAAAGGTAAAGGTGCTAATTTTAGACCTACTAAATCTGGTGCAGGTATGACAGCAAAAGGAGTTAGAGCATATCGTAAAGCTAATCCTGGTTCTAAATTAAAAACAGCAGTTACAGGCAAAGTTAAAAAAGGTAGTAAAGCCGCAAAAAGAAGAAAAAGTTATTGTGCTAGATCATTAGGTCAGTTAAAAAGAAGTAGTGCTAAAACTAGAAACGATCCTAATTCTAGAATTAGACAAGCAAGGCGTAGATGGAAATGTTAACAAAAGGAGATAACTATGAAAACATCTAAAGGTAAAACTAGAATGAAAGCTGGTAAAAAAGTTAAAGGTAAAACTCGTATGATGGGTGGCAAAAGAGTTAAAGGTAAAACTCGCATGATGGCTGGTAAAAAAGTCAAAGGCAAAACTCGCATGATGGGTGGTGGTAAAGCAACCAAAGGCTACAGCCGAGGTGGTAAAACCAAAATGAGAGCTGGCAAAAAAGTTAAAGGTAAAAAAAGAGGCGGCAAAAGATAATTAAACATAGGGAGGTTTTATGTCTTATTTAATATCTAATATCCCATACTTTAAGGTATGGGTAAGAAAAGAGTTTACAGCTAGTCACGAAAAATATCATGGAGAATTTATTCATGGATTAGCTGTAGCAGTTAATTGTATTCCTGATAGATCATTATCATTTCAAGTTATATTTACAGGTTGTGAAGACATGGACAATAATGTCCATGGTGGTGCTATGTGGGCTAGAATGCCTATACAAGGAATGATGGCAGATATTCCTGTAGAAGACTGGCCAGATAGAATGGAAAATCATCTGTGTCAACCTTGGGATTGTATGTCTCATCATCATTCAGTTATATCAATAGATAGAGCATCATCATCACCTTGGTATGCTAAAATAGGTGGTGAATTTTATATGGCTAAATATATCTTTACTGTTGATTATACAGAGCATGATATTGCAGATAGTCCTGATCAACATAAACAAAGTCATTTACTGTATTTAACTGAAGGTCAATGGAAAGGTAATTTAGTTGCTTTACCAAATAACAGAGTAAGAGTTACTAATCCTGCATTGTGGGTTACAGGAGAAGGAGCTCCTGATTTTATGCCTAGTCAAGAAATACATAGTAGTGAAGAACATGAAAGTTACACTGATCCAAATATAACCTTTAATAATTTATATAAATAGGATAATATAAAAAAATGGCTACAAAGAAAAAAATACCAACAGGCAAAAAAGGTAAAGGTCTTAGAAAATTACCTAAAACTGTTAGAAATAAAATGGGCTACATGAAAAAAGGTGGCAAAGCAAAATCTCGTGTAAACGAAGCAGGTAATTATACTAAACCAACTATGAGAAAAAGACTGTTTAATAAAATAAAAGCAGGAACTAAAGGTGGTAAAGCAGGTCAATGGTCTGCTAGAAAAGCACAATTACTAGCTTCTGAATATAAAAAAGCAGGTGGTGGCTATAAGTAATGGCACTAAAAAAATCTCAAAAGTCTTTAAAGAATTGGACTAAACAAAAATGGAGAACTAAAAGTGGTAAACCTTCTGCAAAAACAGGAGAAAGGTATCTACCTGAAAGTGCTATAAAATCTTTATCATCAAGAGAGTATGCGGCAACCACTAGAAAAAAAAGAGCCGATACAAAAAAAGGTAAACAGTTTTCTAAACAACCTAAAAGAATTGCTAAAAAAGTTAAAAGACACAGATAGTTTTAAATATTCTCTAGGGAATATTTAAATATTTCTTGTATTATTGATTTTATCAGGTTAATAATTATATTAATATAAATATAGGTTAACGATGAAGTATATAGTATTAACAGTATTAAGTTTATTTGTAGTTACAGGATGTGCTAGTTCAAACATATCTTTAACAGCAAATATACCTGAATCTCAAGAAATTGATATTCGTATTACTACTGAAAATAAAGACTCAAACTAGCTATAGTTGAGGGAGAAACATGGCAGAAACTCAGTTCAGTCTTTTGAGAAAAAAGATTCAATCTGAAATAAAACAAATAGAAGAAAGACTTGTGGAGGGAACTCCAAAGGATTATTCAGAATATGTTCATCTTACAGGTATTATAAAAGGTTTATCCATAGCTGACAGAGAGGTCGCTGAAATGGAAGCTAGATTTATGGAGGACTAAATGAAAGTAAAAGATAATAGAGTTTCAAAAAAAATCAGAGCTAGAGATGATAAAGGTAAATTTATCGGTGATGATCCTGACACTCCTGATATTAATGAAGCATATGTCAGTGAAGAAATTCATAATAAATTAAAAACAAAAGCAGATGACGCTAAAGAAGCGTTACTTAAAAAATCAGGAGAAGCTACAGCTTCTCAATTACCTGAACCGAAAGGTTACAGAATTCTTATCGCACTACCTGATGTTTCTTCAAAAACACAGGGTGGTATATACAAGCCTGATGATATAATGCACTCGGAAGAGATAGCTACTGTTGTTGGTTTTGTATTAAAAATGGGAGAAGAATGCTACGATGATAAAAAGAAATTTTCGTCAGGTGCGTGGTGTAAAGAAGGAGATTGGGTTGTTTTCCGTGCCTTTACAGGAACTAGATTAAAAATACATGGAAAAGAATTCAGAATTATTAATGATGACAATGTAGAAGCAGTTGTCCAAGACCCTAGAGGCATAGAAAGAGTATGAGTGATACACAATTAAATGAAACAGAAAACTTTGATAACCCACCTGAAATAGAAAATCAGTCAAATGAAGAAAAGTTTTTAGGTGTTAAGTCTTCTGTAGGTATAAATAAAGAAGATAATATTGAAGTGGAGATTGTTGATGATCGACCAATAGAAGATAGAAAACCTCCTAAAAAAGAAACAACTGATAATTCAGAGGAAATATCAGATTTATCAGAAAACGCTAACAAAAGAATTAAAAAGTTAAAGTATGATTATCATGAGGAAAGAAGAAGAAAAGAAGAAGCAGAACGACTCAGAGATGAAGCTGTTAACTATGCTAAGAGAGCTGTTAGTGAAAATGAAAGACTTTCTCGTCTTGTGGGAACAGGACAAGAAGAACTTATTAAACAAGCAAAGCAAAAAGCAGAATATGCCAAACAGTCGGCGGCTCAAAACTATAAGAAAGCCTATGAAGATGGTGACGCTGATGCGATTGCGAAAGCTCAACAAATCCTTACAGAAGCGACACTCGCAAGTCAACAAGCAGAATACTTACCACAACAATTAGCAAATCAAGTATTACAAGAAGAACAAAAGCAACAACAGAATGTTCAGCCGCAACAACAACCTGATGTTCCTAAAGTTCCTGAACCTGATCCACAAGCATTAGAGTGGCAAAAAAATAACACTTGGTTTGGCGTTGATGAAGAAATGACAAATTTTGCATATGGAGTTCACGCTAAACTTGTAAAAGAAAATGTTGATCCCACATCAAAAGAGTATTATGATCGTGTTGATCAAAGGATGAGGGAAGTATTTCCTAAAGAATTTGACATCGAGGAATCTTATCAGGAGGTAGCAGAGCCTGAAGATACTCGCAAGTCGCAACAAACACCACCTAATGTGGTAGCTCCTGCGACTAGAAACAACGGAGCAAGACCTAATAAGGTCAAACTAACTGCTACTCAAGTTTCTCTCGCTAGGAAACTTGGTATTACACCTGAACAATATGCGGCAGAACTTATCAAGGAGAAAAGATAATGACTAAAAAAGACATTAACGAAAAAAACCAAGATCAAATAGAAGCAGAAGTGCTTGAAGCCACAGAAGATTCAGGTGATAGCCGCACTCCACGACAAACTCGTGGGAATGATCAAAGAGCAGACACGCAGCGAACTCAAGCGTGGCAACCACCTTCAGTCCTTCCTGATCCCAAACCTCAAGATGGTTGGGTATTTAGATGGGTTAGAACTGCTGTAGTCGGACAATCAGATAATCCTAATGTCTCTTATAGATTTAGGGAAGGATGGGAAGCCGCTAAAGCAGAAGATCATCCTGAATTAAAGATCATGTGTGATCAAGATTCAAGATGGGCATCTGACGGATGTATTGAAATAGGTGGTCTATTATTATGTAAAGCACCTGCTGAAACTGTGAAAGCAAGGCAAGAATACTTTGACAAGTTAGCCACTCAGCAAGTTGAGTCTATAGATAATAATTATCTCAGAGAAAGTGATCCAAGAATGCCAATGTTAGAACCACATAGGCAATCAAGGACTACATTCGGTAAACATTAACCAAGGAGTAAATTATGGCTAAAACAGCAACCCCAATGGGTGCAGAGCCTATAGGTACTACTTCAGCTAGTGGATCATTTAGTGGAAAGACAAGATATTTTCCAATAAAATCAGCAGAAGGAACAAGCATCTTTTATGGTGATTTTGTGAAATTAGTAACAGCAGGAGGCGTTGTAACAGTAGCAAAAGATACTGGCACTGCAACACTCACACCTGTAGGTATCTTTTTAGGGTGTACTTATACAGACCCTAATACTAAGCAAACTACTTTTGCCCAATCTTACAACACTTCTATTGCAGCTGATGACATCAATGCTATCGTCTTAGACGATCCAAATGTTGAATTCAGAATGCAAGCAGATGGAGCTGTAGCAAAAGGCAAAATCGGCAGTAATATAGCAGTTGTGCAAACAGCTGGTTCAACAGACATCGGAAGAAGTAAAAATGCTCTCGATGCCTCTACTGCTGCAACAACAAACACCTTACCAATTCGTATACTTGGATTCGTAGAAAGCGGCGAAAGCACAGCAGGAGATGCATTTACTGATCTTATTGTGAAATTCAACGCAGGAATGCATTCATACGACAAACCTTTAGGCATATAGGAGAATAAGATATGGCAATTTCAAGAGCCCAAATGCTCAAAGAGCTACTTCCAGGTCTAAACGCATTGTTTGGTTTGGAATATGAAGGATACGATTCAGAAGATAAAGAAATCTATGAAACTGAAAATTCTGATCGTTCATTTGAAGAAGAAGTGAAACTCTCAGGGTTTGGTCAAGCCCCTGTAAAAAATGAAGGAGCAGCAATGACTTATGATTCTGCTCAAGAATCTTTTACTGCTAGATATACCCACGAGACAGTTGCACTAGGTTTTGCAATTACTGAAGAAGCAATGGAAGACAATCTTTACGATAGTCTTTCTAGCAGATACACTAAAGCACTAGCTAGAGCAATGGCTTATACTAAACAAGTAAAAGCTGTGTTTCCTTTAAATAATGGTTTTACTAATGCATATCAGTCAGGTGATGGCGTAAATTTATTTACTGCTGTCGGTGATGGCGTAGCAGGAGGTGGTGGTCACCCTCTAGTAAATGGTGGATTCAATAGTAATCGACCTGTTACAGGAGCAGACCTAAACGAAACTTCCCTAGAAGCTGCGATCATAGACATTTCTGGTTATACTGATGAGAGAGGACTATTAGTTGCAGGTCGTGCAAGAAAACTTATTGTACCACCTAATCTAATGTTCGTAGCTCAAAGGATACTAGCAACTGATCTAAGACCTAACACTGCTGATAATGATATCAATGCAATTAAATCATTAGGAGTAATTCCTGATGGTTACTCAGTTAATCACTATTTAACTGATACAAATGCATTCTATCTATTAACAGACATACCAAATGGTATGAAGCATTTCGTTAGAACACCATTAGAAACAGGCATGGATGGAGATTTCGACACAGGTAATGTTCGTTATCGTGCTAGAGAAAGATATAGCTTTGGCGTATCTGATCCTCTAGGAATCTATGGAAGCCCTGGTTCTTCATAGGTCTTTTAGTTAAAAAAAATAAATATTCTCTAGGGAATAGATATTTTTAAAGGGGAAGTTCTTGCTTCCCCTTATTTTTTTGTGTAATATTAAATAAAATAAAAGAATCACTTGACTAACTTCGGTTAGACAACCCAACGACAAGGAGATTACAAATGGGTAAAACAACATTTTCAGGTCCTATTAAAGCAGGAACTATTAACGATACAACAGGTACTACAGTAGGAACAGATGTTACTAATGTAGGTTTTGTCACAATGGCACAATCAAAAGTAGTAAATATTACAGGTGCAAGTCAACTTAATCAAAGAGTTGCAGTTGTTCCTGCAAATTCACAAATTGTAGATGTCATCTTAAATGTAACAACTGCTGGCAATGATGGTGGAGCCGCTATTATTTCTGTAGGAACATCAGCAGATGCAGATGCTTTTTTAAATGATGTGAATACTAAAGCAGTAGGAACAACACACGGAACTTTAGACACAGAAGCTACCAATGTAGGAACAACTGATTTAGAAGTTCTTGCTGATTTTACAGGTGCTAATGGTGACGGAACAACAGGTGTTGCTACAGTTACTGTTCTTTATGTTCAAAACAACAACCTTTCTTAATAACTAAGGAGGTCTAAATGGCAGACGAAAAGAAAGCTAAATCTAAAGCTAAACCTAAAAAAGTAAAAGATAGATACGCTAGAGTTGGTTTTGTTCAAGCTACAAAATCTGTTAAAAAGGAGAAGTAAATGGCTGCAACATTAAGAAAAATTCAAGATGGTAGTAATAGAGCCGTATGCGTTTTTACTAATCCTGATGCTACTGCTGAAACTAACGCAGTAAAAATAGATTTAAATGGTGGTGGAACAGGACTAACTTTAGAAGATAATCAACTAGGTCAAAAGTGCACAAGAGTAGGTATTGAAAAAATATGGTACTCTAATATAGGTATGGGCGTTAAAATTCTTTTTAAAGCAAATTCTAATGAACTAGCTATAGAACTTAAAGAAGATTGGTCTGATGAAATATGCTTTAAAGAGTTTACTTCATTAAGAGATTCAGGAACAGCAGGTACTAATGGTGATGTTCTTTTTACTACAGTTGGTGCAGCAGGTAATGATACTTACACTATTATTATCTCATTTAAAAAATATTACGGATAATACTAATGGCAAAAGAAAAAAAAGACTCTGATAAAATTAATAAAATGTATAAAGGCAAAACTTATAGAAGCCAAAGAGCCTTAGACAGAGCTAAAGCTAAAGTTAAACAAAATAAGCAAGATAGAAAAACAACAAGAAAAAGAAGAATGGATGAGTTTAATGAAACTGTCCGTAAAAATAATGCTTTAATAAGAGCAGGAAGAGGCAATCAAACTAGAACAGTACAAGAAAGAAGAAAGATAAAAGAAAATATTGAAAAAGCTAAAGAAAGCAACAAAAAGAATGTTACTGTTAAACCATCTACCCCAACTGCACCTAAAAAATTTGATTATAGAAATAAAATGAAAACTAAATTTAGTTCAGCAAGGGCAAGAAGGGCGGCTAGAGGAAGAACATCTGCCGAGATAGCTAAAGACCCATCTTTTTTCAAGAACACTAGTAAAGGTAAATATCTTAGAGGCTTACACTTTGCACTAAGAAAACAAGGAATGGCAACTGGTGGTGTAGTTAATAAACCATCTACTAAGCCTTCAGCAGGGAATAAGTGGAATTCATAATATATTAGGGAGGACTAATGGGAAACCACGCAGTCAAAGACCAAGTATTAATTAATGCCTTAGACCAATTTTTAGTATCAGGAACTCAAAAAAAAGCAGCACAAGATTTAGGTATGCCTTTAACTACCTTTCGTTCTCATTGCACAATGGCTAGAGAAAGATGGGATATTACTGAAGATGAGTTTTGGAATAAAGATTTTAAACATAAAGTTCCTAATTCAGAAGATGTTTTTGCCCCAAGATTTGAAAGTATTAATCCTGATGCAGAAGATGATATAGAAGAATATATAGATCATCTTACTAAAAGATTTACACGAGCTAAAAATAAAAAAGAAAAAACAAAATGGCATAAAGTCAAAATACAAAAGAATGAACCTATAGGACTAGTTTGGTTAGGTGATCCTCACATTGATGATAATGGATGTGATTGGGTAACTCTCAGAAGAGATTTAGATATAATAAATTCTCATCCTAATATAAAAGGTTGCAGTTTGGGAGATTTACAAAATAATTGGGTGGGTCGCTTGGGTAGGCTCTACGCCAATCAAGACACTTCTGCTGAGACCAGTTGGAAGCTCGTGGAATGGCTTGTAAAGGAAGGAGACTTTCTTTTATTAGTAGGAGGTAACCACGATCTTTGGTCAGGAGCAGGTGATCCTATTACATATATGAAATCAGAACACACAATATATGAACCTTGGGATGCAAGAATATGTCTTGAGTTTCCTAACGGAAGACAATGTAAAATTTATACGGCTCACGATATGCCAGGTCATTCACAATGGAATCCACTTCATGCTCAAATGAAAAAAGCTAAGTGGCAAAGTGATGCTGATTTATATATATCAGGTCATAAACATAATTGGGCATTAGCACAACACGAGTTGTATGATGGAAAAGTTCATTGGTTGGCTCGTGCTCGTGGGTATAAATTTTTTGATGATTATGCAAGAAATCTTGGATTAGATGAACAAGTTAATGGTCAAGCTATTATGCAGGTAATTGATCCGTTTGCAGAAGGTACTAGCTTTACACATTGTTTTTCTGATATACAATATGGAAAAGAATTTCTTATGTTTCTTTTAAACAAATATTCTGATAAAAAGGATAAGTAACATAAATTAAATAGGTATTAAATGGCAACTTCAGGAACTTCGACATTCAATTTAGATATAGGTGAGATTTGCGAAGAAGCATTTGAGAGAGCAGGATTAGAGATGCGTACAGGTTACGATCTTAGAACTGCTAGACGATCTTTAAATTTACTTTGTTTGGAATGGCAAAATAGAGGAATTAACCTTTGGACAGTAAAAAAAGGTGAAATTGATATTGTTGCAGGAACTGCTAAATATAATATAGAAACAGACGCTATAAGTTTAATAGAACAATTTATTAGAACAAACGAAGGTAACTCTACTTCTCAAACAGATTTGCCTGTTACTAGAATTAGTAATTCTACTTACTCAGGAATACCGAACAAACTAACAACAGGAAAACCTATTCAAGTTTGGATTAACAGACAAAGAGAAAGACCTGAAGTTAATTTCTGGCCAGTACCTGATTCTGCTGAACCTTATAAATTTGTATATTATTATTTAAGAAGAATTGAAGATGTAGGTGATGTAGCAAGTTTAGATGCTGATGTTCCTGTTAGATTTCTTCCTGCATTAGTTGCAGGTTTAGCATTGCATATAGCAATTAAAAGACCTGAATCACAAGAAAGAGTATTATTGTTAAAAGAATATTACGAGGAACAATTTAAATTAGCTTCTGAAGAAGATAGAGTTAAAGCAACTGTTCAGTTTGTTCCCTTCAGCTATAGTTATGGTCAGTAAATGGTTAAGTATGCTACAGGAAAACACGCTTTTGGATTTTGTGACAGAACAGGTTTTCGTTATAAATTAAAAGATTTAAAAAGAGAATTTGTAGGAGGAAATCCTACAGGATTTCTAGTAGGTAAAGATGTTTGGGATAAAGATGCGGCTCAAAACTTTCAAGGAAAATATGTTTTTCAAGATGCACAAGCATTGCCTTATGCAAGACCTGATCAAAATTTAGATGAAAGTAGAAGACTTTTTGCTTTTAATCCTGTTGGAAATGGTAATGGAGGTGGTGGAGGAAATTTAATAATAACTACCGATGTTGGTAGTGTTACAGTAACAACGAGCTAAATTATGTCATATACTTATACTACATTAGTACAAGCAATTAAAGATTATGCTAATACAGATGAAACTACATTTAATAATAATATAAATAATTTTATAACAAGTGCAGAAGATAGAATACTTAGAACTTGTCAATTACCTAATTTTAGAAAAAATGTAGAAGGTCAAATGTCAGCAGGTACTCAGTATCTTTCTACACCTTCTGATTTTTTATCACCTTTTTCTTTATCTATTACAGATTCAAATAAACAATCTTTTTTATTATTAAAAGAAGTAGCTTTTTTAAGAGAAGCATATCCTAATGCCTCTACTCAAGGTGAACCTAAATACTATGCATTATTTGATGATGATACTTTTATGTTAGCTCCTACACCTACAAATGGTTACACAACTGAGTTACATTACTTTTACAATCCTCCGTCTATTACAGAAGACGCAAGTGGAGAAACATGGTTGGGAACAAATGCACCTGAATGCTTACTTTATGGTTCTTTAGTTCAGGCAAATTTATTTTTAAAAGGTCAGCCTGAGATGCAAGCAGAGTATGAAAAACAATATCAAGAAGCTCTTACTAGATTAAGAAACGAATCAGCAGGAAAAGATATGCAAGATAGTTATAGATTTGGTCAACCAAGGCAAGTAGTTCAATAAAGGAAATATATTATGAATGACATAGGCTTATCCGTAGGTAGTGTAATTGTTTCAACAACTAAAAATTCAGGACACTCAGCAGAGTATTGGGCAGAACAAGCAACTAATAAAATTATACAATATTCGGATAATATTGATCCTGTCTTGCAACAACAAGCAAAAGAGTTTAAAAATAATATTTACACTGTTGTATTAGATTATATGAAAAAAGCTGTTCAATCAGATAGAAGTACATTAATATATACATTAGAAAAAGAAGGTCACAAATGTGGCTCAGATATAATTAGGAGATTATAATGGCAATAACTCAAGCAATGACTACTTCTTTTAAGCGTCAGCTTTTAGAAGCAGGTCATAATTTTAAAACTTCTGGTGCAGGTGGTAATACATTTAAAATTGCTTTGTATACAAATGCAGCAAGTTTAGATGCAGGAACAACTACATTTACTACAACTAACGAAGCTAGTGGAACTAATTATGATTCAGGTGGAAAAGTATTAACTAATGCAACACCTGCTACTTCAGGCACTACAGCTTTTTGTGATTTTAGTGATGTTACTTGGTCAGCTAGTTCTATTACTGCAAGAGGGGCACTTATTTACAATACAAATCTTTCAAATGCAGCTGTTGCTGTTTTAGATTTTGGTGCTGATAAAACATCTACAAGTGGTGATTTTACAGTTCAGTTCCCAACTGCTGACGCAACAAATGCTATAATAAGGTTAGCATAAATGCCTCATTTTAGTCTGAAAATATCAGATAGAGTAAAAGAAACTACTACTACAACAGGCACAGGCACTCTTACTCTTGCAGGTGCTGTTGATGGATTTCAGGCTTTTAGTGTTTTAGGTGATGGAGCAAGAACACAATACGCTATTGTAGATACAGGAAACAATACATTTGAAACAGGAATAGGAACTTATACATCTAGTGGTACTACATTAAGTAGAGATTTTATTTTTGAATCTTCTAATTCAAACGCATTAGTTAATTTTGGTGCAGGTGAAAAACAAGCATTTGTTACCATGCCAGCTGAAAGATCAGGTGTTTTATCTGCTGTTGATATATCCTCTGCTTCAGGAACTATTAATGGAGCACAAAATGTTATACCTGAAACAACAGGTGGATTTACTTTAGGTTCAGTATTTACAGCAAAAAATGGTACAACAATAGGTGCAAATGGCTCGGTAACTGTATTCGATAATTCAGTATATTATATTGCAGATACACCATATGTTAACGAAGTTTCTCCTTTTTGGTCTGATGGTACAATCACAGAAAATACAGTTGCTTTAGGACAATTTAATGTGGTAGGCTCGGTATCAATTACTGGTTCAGGAAGCGTTGAAGTTATTGACGCAACTTCTCACGCCACACTAGATTTAGGTAACACAGTTACATTAAACGCATAGGATAATAAAATGTCATTATTAACAGTAGATCAAATACAATATAACGGAGGAACAGCTCTTACCTTACCAACAGCAACACCTTCAGCAGGTGACATGTTACAAACAAATGGTTCAGGTGTTCTTTCATGGAGAGATAGACTTCAAAAAGTAACAAATGCAGCAGGAACAGTTACTTATACAGCTCCTGCTAATGTTCAAGATGGAAAAGCATTAGGAACAGATGGAAGTGGAACATTAGGTTGGTATTCTGGTGGTGGTGATCCAATGCAAATTAACTCTCACATTGGATGGAGACTTGCTGATAAGGCAGATTTTAATGCTATTATTTCTGGTTATGATGGCACTGAGTCAAATGGTGTTAACACAGGAGTTGGTTCAATAGATTTAACATTACCTAGTGGTGTAAATGCTTCAGATGTTATTAGTTATTATATGGAAGGTTATAATCTTTCTGCACAAAACGGAAGTTGGTATTTAAATATTGAAGTTCTAAAATCAAATGGTTCTAATGCTGCAAACAGTCAGATTGGTCATCTTAATCAAACTCTAAGTAATAATTGGGGTGCTAATTATAGCACACAAAATACTAATAAAATTAGAGCAAACGATGGTCCGACAGGTACATTAATTCAAAATGGTTCAGTTAACACTACTTATGGTGATTGGAATAGATTACAATCTCAAAGCAGTAGTATGTCATTTAGAGACATGAATTTTCAATTACAACATTACAATGCAAAGCACGATTTTGATGGTGTTTTAGAAGTAAATGGATATTACACTGGTAATAGTAATTATAATTTTGCATCTTCAATTGTTTATCAAGGAAGAGGTAACCAAGGTGTTTATACAATGAGTACAGATTATGCAAATGGTTTTAAAATAGAATTAGGGGGTGGTGGTAATTGGAAAAAAGGAACTATTTGTTTATATTACTGTCTTAGAGATGGTGCATAGGAGAAAAACATGAGTATTTTAGTAGTAAACAGTTTAAAAAATTCAGCAGGTAGTTCTCCAACTTTAACCATACCAACTGCTGACGGCACTGACGGACAAATCTTACAATCATCAAATAATTCAGGTAATCTTGTTTTTGGAGGAGCTCAGATAGAAGCACAGAATGGAACTAACATAACTTTTCCTGCGAGTGCAGCTGATGATCGTACTTTTGTTACTGATGCAAATGGTAATTTAACAGCAACTGCGGCAGGAGGTAATCCAATGAATACTCCTGACAATGCACATCAAGGAGAAAGACTTCTTGATAGATATGTAATATCAGGTTCTGCTGGCAATGTTAATAACATTGCTTTAACTGTACCAACAGGTTACACAAATACTGATTTAAACACTATAAGAACTATGAAAGTTGTTATGAAAGGCGTACAACTTGGAGCTGGTGGTAATTTTAAACCTACTTTAAGACTTTTAGAACAAGACGGAACAGATTTTTTTAGTGGTAGTGGAAGCAACCCTAGTGCTACTTATGCTAGGTTTGGAGTAGAAGGTAAAAGTTATGGTAATCAACAAACTAATCAAAGCAATGTCACTCAACAAAAGTATTTAACTAGAGGAGAAGTATTCAGAAGCACTAGTGGAGCTAATAATCAAGATTATTTTAGTTCAACTACTATAAATACAAATGAAGCGTATAACGCTTCAGCTTGTTTTAATGGTATAGTTTATATTAATCCAACTAGTTCTCCTTCTATGATTTCAAAAATTGATTTTATTGATAATCAAAATCAAGGAAATTTTTATAATGAACAATCCTATCTTGGTAATTTAGCTGCTCAATTAGCTTCTGGTAATAATACAGGAAGACATCCAATGGGTGTTCAAATTAGCAGTAACACAGGTAATAATTTTTCTTCAGGTGTTGTTGAATTATACGGAGTATTTAAAGATGGAGTAGTAAGCTAATGGGAAAAATAGTTGTAAAAAAAATACAATCACAAGCAAGTAATACTGCTTTTACTATACCTTCTACTGATGGTACTACAGGACAAGTTTTAAAAACAGATGGTTCTGCCACTTTAGATTGGACAGATAAATCATCAAAAATAAAAAGTGCTGGTATAGATTATACAATGCCTCCTTCTGATGGAACTACTGGTCAAATATTACAAACAAACGGAACTGGTGGAGTTTTAGAATTTGTAAGCCCTGCAACTAATCCATTGTCAACTCCTGATGGAAATCATCAAGGTATAAGACTTTGCGATAAATATTTTTGTGGTTTAAATGATGCAGCTAATGTTAGTTCTGTTACTTTAACTGTTCCTTCTTCTTACACAACTGAGCCTTCAAATGTTTTAACTTTAGAACTTTATTTAAGTGGAATGACACAATCAAATTCAGTCTCTTATGATGATCATTTTAAAATAACTATGCTAGGTCAAGACGGCTCTACTACTTCTAGAGCAACAGGTAGTCTAATTACTATGTATAATGGATATGGTAATAATTATAAAGATTGGAATACAGAAAGAAATTGGGGAACTGATCCAACAACAGGTAATGATGTTCATTTTAATGTTGGACATAATTATAATTCTTATAGCGATAGAACTAGATGGAGCACTACACAGGACACTTTTTCAAAGCATCCTGTTGGTCAATTAGTAGCAACTTGGTGGAATTCTGCTAGTTATCCTGTTTGGATGGCACAAGGATCAATGGGAAGGTCTGGTTTTGCAAGTAATGAATTACCAGGTCAAAGAATTTATAACAAAGCTGCTAACTATTCTTCAACAAATGGATTTCATAAAACAACTCCAAGCAATTTAAAACATTCTTTAGGAATGAAAATAGAATGGACATCTAGTTATACAATGCGAGATGGTGTTTTTATGTTGTTCGCTAGATTTAAAGATGGCGTAGTATCTTAGGAGATTTAAATGACATCTAAGATAGTTGTAAATAACATTGAATCATCTTCAGCAACAAATGATGTTAAAATTAAATCAAGAAATGTAACTTATACAATGCCAACTGCTGACGGCACTAATGGTCAGTTTATGAAAACAGATGGCAGTGGTAATTTAGGTTTTGCTACAGTTGATACATCCGTAGATCAAACTTCTTTAACAAATACAGTAACAACACCAGGAACAACTTATAAAGGTGAAAGATTAGTTAAAACTCTTGATTATAGTATTACTGCTCCACCAACTGCCGCACAAAAATTTGATTTTGTAGTTCCTACATCAATGTTTACAGATGATGGTGATACAACTTTAATGTATAGAATAAACAGGTTTCGTTTTAAATTTAGAAATCTTACATGGTCAACCACTGCTAATCATCCAGGAGCTTTCTCAGGTCAAATAAGATTATTTGCTTCTGTTGCACCTTTAAATGCATCTGGTAATCTTATTTTAAGCAGTAATAATAATTATGTAACTCAAGATTCATGGCAATATACAAGCTCTGGTGGTGGTTCTTGGAATGATTCTAGTACAACCACAGGTTCTGGTAATGCTGGTACATATAATAGAAGTGGTGGAAATCCAGCTACTTTTCCAAGATCAGCAGTAGGTTATGCTTTTGTTAGAAGTAATCAAAATCTTTATGCTTACAATGGAAATGCAGGTTTTGCTAATCAAATTAGACAAGGACAAGATGCTGTAAATAGAGTTGATAATTCAAGAATGAATGGTTTTAGAGCAAATTTTAATGGGGAACTTGAAATTCAAAATTACAAAAATCAATGGGATGTAACTTTTGAAGCTACTACTCAAGAAAATTCTAATTCTAATAACAGTCAACTTTATGTAACTAGATCAAGAACTGTTGCAACACAAAGTGGATCAACTTGGTATGAGACAAATACAGCACCTGCACAAGGTGTAAGGTTGTATTTTTTACCTCATGATTTTAGTAGTGCTAATAGTGGTAACGGCAGTTCAGGACAAATTGAAGCAAGTTATTGGGGTTTAGCTGGTGGAAGAATAGAATTCTATGCAGACATTAGTGATTTTTAAGTTGATTAGTTAGTAGAATTATTATAAAAATTTAATAGGAGTATTAATATGGCAAGACCAACACAAGATGATTTTGAAGTCTTTACAACAAGACCTAAAAAAGCAGTTCGTAATTCTGAAGGCGTAAGAGTTGTTGAAGACTACACAGATGCAGAATGGGATGAAGCTAAAGCTAGTGCACAAGAAATAATAGATAATTATGATGTTGATGCATTTGCAAAAATTAGAGAATACAGAAATAAATTATTAAATGATTCGGATTGGGGATTAGTCGCTGATACTACATTAACTGAATCTGAGTTAGTAGATTTAAAAGCATGGAGAACTAGTCTTAGAGATTTACCTGCATCTGAAGAAGACCCTGATGACATTGTTTTTCCTGAGTGTCCTATCGATTATTTAGGTATTGAAGTATTCCAACCATTAGCATAAAAAATGACTGATGAAAAAAAAGAGGAATGGATTCCTCAACAAAAAGAATTAGAAGCACTTCATACTATGAGAATAGAACATAACTATGATGTAAATTTTTCTGTTATTAGTGATAAAAAAGATTTTTTAGATGCTTTAATGGAAATAGATTCTTTAGAACTAGGCAATCAAATTAAACAATTAATAGAATCTCAGGATAGACAATTCACAGTAGAATAGTGTAAGTTGTTTATATTAGGAGTAATATAAATTAATGGCACTTGGTTTTACAACATATTCTGAAGCAGCATACGCACAATCTAGCGTAATTACTGATGTTGAGCAAGGACTCACAGGAGTTCAAGCTACAGGTGCTATCGGTAATGTAGGTGTTACATCTCCTGAATTAGTTATACCTACAGGTGTTGAAGCTACAGGTGCTATAGGACAAGCTCTTGGTAGAGCAGGATTTGTTTTTGCTAAACCTCGTGGCAATGAAACATTTACTATAACAGTGCAAAGCACTGATAGTGGGAATAAATACTATGTAAATGATTTTAGACAATTAATGCCTACTGCATTACACAAAGGTTTTACTTACATATTTGATCAATCAGATTCAAGCAACAATAATCATCCATTAAGATTTTCTACAACACCTAATGGTTCTCATGCAGGAGGATCAGAATATACAGATGGTGTAACTGTAGTAGGAACGCCAGGTCAGGCAGGAGCTTATACACAAATTGTTGTAGCTGATAATGCTCCTTCTCAACTTTATACTTATTGTATAAACCATAGTGGCATGGGCTTCTCTGTTAGCGTAGAAGCAAATGTTGAAATTAAATCTACAAGTGTAGTTGGCAACGCAACAGCAATACCTCAAATGATTGTAGTACCTACAGGTGTTCAAGCTACAGGTGCTATTGGTAATGTAAGTATAAAGTTAAGTGCAATTGCATCTGTTACAGGAGTTTCTGCTTCAGTATCTACATCAAATGTGTTAGTTTGGAGTGAAATTGATACAGTTCAAGACCCAAATTGGGTGGAGATAGCAGCATAAATATTCCCTAGAGAATATTTGATTGGAGAAATAAATGGCTACATTTAGTAATATAGGATTAAAATTAATAACTCAAGGTGATGAGGCAGGTACATGGGGTACAAGCACTAATACTAATTTAGATATTGTTGATGAATCTCTTCAATATAATTCTAAAAATTTTACATCTGATGCAAATCTAACAATAACAGTAGCAAATGGAACAACAGGTTCTTCAGGTTCTCCAAGTGGTCGTGAGCAAGTTTTAGAATTTACTGATACAGGAAATGTTCTTACAGCTAATAGAAGTATTATAATTCAACCATCTACACTTAAAAAAATGTGGTTAGTAAAAAATTCAACTGCACGAACTCTTACAATTAAAATGAGTAACGGAGATAGTGGTGTAAATATATTAGCAGGAAACGATGCTTTATTATATTCTAAAGGAACAGGTAATATGCAATCAAGTGTTGCAGGTTCTCCTGGTGTAAGTTCTTTAACAGGAACTAGCAATCAAGTAGCAGTATCTCAATCATCAGGTGCAGTTACTTTATCTTTGGATGATTCTCAAATAAGATTAGTAAATCAATCTGCTTTAACTACAGGAACAACAGTAAATAATATTTATAATGCAGTTAATTATAATAGATATAAATTTTCAGGTTCTGCACAAATAAGCGTTACAAGTGGTGGAAGTGGTAATATTCAAATACAACCTATATCTACAACAGGACAAACAGGCGTAGGAAATTATTATAGTTCTGGTTTTTATACTGATGTCTCAGCAGGATCACCATCAACAGCTATTATTAATAATCAATTAGGTTCTAATTGGATAATACCTTTAGCTACGGCAGGTAGTAATAATCAAATAGATATTTGGTGGGAAATTAATTTAGTAAGAGATACAACCTATCAATCAACTTATGGATTTCCATATTATGGAACTGGTAAAGTTACATCTAGATCAGGGTTAAATGTTGATTCTGCAAGAATAGTAGATTTTAATATGGGTGCTGCGGCAAATGGTAGTTGGAATACATTTGGAGGTTTAAAGTTTACTACTCCTACAAATGTTAATTCAGGTCATTCTATATTTGAAGTTAGTAATTATTAGGAATTAACACATGGCAAAAACAACTGTTACAGAATTAGATAAAAAGTTAGCAGTAATGGAACAGCAGTTAAGAGACCATGTAACAGCTTGTGAAAAAACATCAGAAGAAACATTGCATAGAGTAAAAAGATTAGAATATTTTATAATAGCAACTTTGTTTTCAGTTATTAGTGGAACAATAGTTGTTGTAACAAGTTTAGTAGTATAGGAGAAAAAAATGGATATTTTAAATAAAATAAAAGAGTCATTAAAATCAAATCTTAACACACTTAAAGAATGGGTAAGTTCGCCAGTATTTTTATCAATAGCTTCTTATATTTCTTTATTGATAGCGTTTTTTGCAGATAGTATTCTCTTACTTTTAATATCATTAGGTTTAGCAGGTTACTCTGTTTATCTTGCATTTAAATTTGAGGACTAATTATGCTATCATTGCTGGGCTCTTTACTCGGATTCGGCACTTCTTTCTTGCCAAGCGTTTTAGGTTTTTTTGAAAAGAAAGCTAAATTTAAACAAGACCTACTTATGCTTGAGGCAAAAGCAAAATATGCTGAACAAATGTCTAAGTATAAAATTGAAGAACTAGACGCAGAAGCCGACATAGCCGAAGCAAAAGCTATCTATGCTCATGCAGAGCAACTCTCTAAAAACAATTCTTCTAAATTTATTAGTGCTTTACAAGCGTCTGTACGACCAGTGATTACATATTGTATGTTTAGTGTGTTTTGTTTTGTTACAGTTTCACAAGTTATTGTTGGAGTGCAGGATGGTGACGAACCTTTAAGAGCAATTCAATCTGCATGGTCAGATGAATCGATGGCATTATTTAGTTGCATTATTAGTTTTTGGTTTGGGAATCGTGCCATGAAAAGGATGAAAAAATAATGCCTCTTCAAGACTTAACTCCACCAGCAGGTTTAAATAAAGTAGGTAGTCAATACACTGCTAGAGGTCAGTGGTTTGATGCTAATCTTATTAGATTTTTTAATGGAGTTCCACAAAAATTAGGTGGATGGACTTCTTGGGTTAGTCTCCCAACAACATCTTCTTCTAATAATAATATTCGTTCTATTTATCTTTATAGAGCTAGTGATAATACAAGATATACAGGAGTAGGAACTACTTCTAATTACACTATTATAGAAGGAACTCTTCCTACAGATATAACGCCTGTTAATTCTCTTGTTTTAGGAAACAATCCTGTTGCTTGTGTTTCAGGAAATTCTTTCATTACTTTTACTTGTACAGACCCTCATGGGTTAAAATCAGGAGACCTTGTACGAATATCAGGATTAACAGGAACAATAGGTGGTATAGATTTAACTACATATAATGCTGTAGCTACTAATTCATATGACACAAGAGTTGTTCTAGGAACACCAACTACGACAACATTTACCTTATCAAGCTCTACAGCTAATGCTACTGCAAGTGGAGGTGGCAATAATGTAACCATTGATGCATATTTATCTGTTGGTTCAAATGGTTATATTGCAGGTACAGGATGGGGAGCAAGTGATTGGGGTGGTTTAATTGATAATACAGCTTGGGGAAGTACAACTTCTATAGATTATAAAAATCAATTAAGATTGTGGTCTGAAGATAATTTTGGTGATGATTTACTAATAAATCCTAGAGGAGGACCGATATATTATTGGGATAAATCAGCAGGAACAAGTCAAAGAGCAAAATTAATATCAACACAATCACAAACAATTAATCCTATTTCTTCTTTAGATATAGCTTCTACTACATTAAATGGTAATTTAAGCAGGACTGCAACAACTATTAATGTTACATCAACTGATGGTTTCTATGAACAAAATGGATTTCTTATTGTTGGTGATGAAGTGATTGCTTATGCTAATTCATCAGCTACATCTTTTACAGGTTGTGTAAGAGCTAAAAACAACACTATTTCAAAAGCACATAACTCAGGTAGTTCAATAAAACAATATCAAGCTAATGCTCCTTATTTTTCTTTACAGGTAATGACAAGTGATCAAGATGGTCATTGCATATCTTTTGGTTGTAATCCTTATTTACAAGATACAATTAATCCTATGCACATCAGGTGGTCAGCAAGTCAAAATGCTATGGATTGGACTCCTCGTGCTACTAACTCAGCAGGTGGTGTTGATTTAAGCAGTGGTTCAGAAATAATAGGTGCTTTATCTGCAAGGCAAGAAATACTTATATGGACTGATACATCTCTTTATTCTATGAAGTTTATAGGAGGAGATTTAGTATTTTCTTTTGATGAAGTTCAAGATGGAATTACAATGATATCTCCAAAGGCTTGTGCTAATGCAGGTGCTAATACATACTTTATGGGAGAAAGAGGATTCTATAAATATTCAGGTGCTATAGAGCCCATACCTTGCCCTGTAGAGAATTATATATTTGATGACATAGATGTAAGTGAACAACAAAAAGTATTCGCTGTGTCTAATCCTAGGTACAATGAGGTATGGTGGTTTTATCCTAGTAATGAAATGAATGAACTATATGCAGGAAGTTTAACTGCTAATGTAGACCTTGTTTCTTCAGCAAATTCTAGTGATCCAACAAGATGTGTAATTTATAATTATGTAGAAAATACATGGACTCTTAATAATATGTGGAGATCAGCAGGTGCAACAGCATATGAAGAAGATTATATGTTATTAGGTCAGCAATTTAATTCAGCTAATAGTTTCTTAGTAAGACAAGATGATGGAGATAGAGCTAATAGTTTATCTGCTGATGCTACAGGAAATAACTTTACTTCTCATTTAGAAAGTGGAGATATATCTATAGGTGATGGACAAGACTTTGTAGGTGTTTCATCTATAATACATGATGTAGAATTAACAGGAACTATTTCTGATTTAACTAATAAAGTGTTTATTAGAAATTATCCATCCGAGTCACCTACATTATCATCAAGCAATACTGTAACATCAAACACTACTAAAACTGATTTAAGAGCTAGAGGTAGAGCTACTATTTTAAGGTATGAACATGATGATCAAGATGCTAGTTTTAGACTATTTGGTATAAGAATGAATGTTTATCCTGATGGGAGAAGGTAATGGCTAGACAACCTTTAAGACCTGCCCAAATAGAATATAACTCTATAGATGAGAATTTATTTCGTGAACAAGTG